GGTGGGGGGGGGGGGGTGGGGGGGGGGGGGGGGGGGGGGGGGGGGGGGGGGGGGGGGGGGGGGGGGGGGTAATAGAACCTGTTTGGGGAAGATGATAGGAGGGCGTTCTAGAGGGTTTTAGGTATTGGGCTATGATCTTGGGAGGTAATGGGGGGGGGGGTGGAAGCATCTCAGAATGGGATAAAAGAATCCCGTAGTCTTCAAACATTCGTATTGTGTTATAATTGGTTATGGAGTAATCCACCCTTAGATTAATATAAGCCTGCAATAATTGGAGTTTGTGGAGGTAGGGTTCTATGTCTATCATGAAAGGGGTTTATTTTAAGTAAAGGTAGAAAATTATATTTGGAAATTAAATAAACGTTTACGAATTTAGTGAAATGAATTTACATTGTCTTGAATGCAGCAAGCTGGTTCCTCAAACTCCCGGCAAACGAGCAAAAAGCTATTGCAATAATACCTGCCGGGTTAAATATTGGAAAAAGCAAAAAGAGGTGGCCAGCGGCATCGAAAAAAGAAAGCCGGGACGACCCAAAAAAGATGATCAACTTCAAAATACCGAAGTTTTACTCCCCGGCAACTTAGGAAATGTTAAAGTAGGGGGTCGGATTAGTGAAGTAAAAAGCGTTTTTAAAGACAAAAAAGGAGCCGTCACGGTAACACTTGCCCCCGCAGTTGAATCATTTATGGGACATCCCATACCTAAAGGGTTAAAGGGTATAGACTTATCTATTTGGAAGGCTGAAATAAAGGAAGCAAACAAGAAATAACATGCGACAAACCAAAACAGAGTTCTATCCAGATGGGTTCGACGAAAGCGGTTGTGCTATTGGACCTAAAACGATGGTTCTTAACTTCTTCATTTCGAATAGCCGGCGCTGGCGTTCAATGTCTGACCAAGAAAAACAACACGCTTGGGACTTGATAGAAACCTTCAAAGGTAGATTGGAAGACATTCAACAAGAACTTTTTCCGGGAGCCTAATAAGAAATGATCTATTAAATAATAAATATCAATTAGTTATGAAGATTTCGGAGTACATAAAATTATTGCAAAAGATACAAGAAAAGGACGGCGATGTGGAGGTGTATGAATACACCGTTAGGGGCGTTAGTATTGCTAAGGAGCCAGAAAGCAAGAATCTTCGCATCTTATCTAAGAGGGAGAGTCGACAAGATTATTGGGAAAAATGGCGATCCGCTTGTACCGAAGAAAACAAGGGCGAAAAAGTAGTAGCTATCTAATTAACCAATACAGATAAATAAATAATTATAAATGAGGCTTTTATGTTGGATTATTGGCCATAAGTGGGTACTGAAACGGGTGGTAAATGACTATCTCTTGGGGAATTGTTCGCATTATCGTTGTCCAAGGTGTAAAAAGTGGAAATACACAAAAGACTAATCTCTAAACCTTAATAAGTTATGACACCGGCCGAATTCTATGTAAAGTATTGGAAAATAGAAGACGAGAATGGGAATAAGCACACCCCTACGCTGACGGAATACGAAAAGTTATGCTGGGATGCGGCGTATAAATTGAACGTGCCGCTTTTTGTAAGGAATCATTCAAGGCGCAGGGGTGGGCATAAAGTAAACCCAATTGTAATAGAACACTTATCTAAACCTTAATATAATGGATAGTATTGTAGCGTATCAATTTGATGGTTGGTTTTACATATACGCAGAGAAATTCCACGAAGCATTGTTGTATGAGTTAAATTATATACGGGTAATTGATGAAGGTTTGTCTAAGTACCATTCAATAGTAGCAAAATGGAAAATCAAATTAAAATCAGTTAAAAAATGAATAGAATACTTATCACCCTCTCTCTTTTAGGGGTAATGCAAATGGTTCAAGGTCAAGAAAGGGACTCAGGAATGATCAGATATTTTGAGCGTAAAACTGAATTTAAAAAAGCCCATCCACAACAACCGTTAGGAATTTCAAATTGGTACGATACGATACAGATTATAGGGATAGTGTATGAAGTGCGTAAGTTTTCAGAATTTGAATATACTATGTGTTTTGACAAATCCTTTGGGTGGTTTCAGGAATTTATACCTAAACACTACGAATACCTTTTATTAGATAAAGAATCTAAATACATGGGTCAAGTGTGGATGGTAAGAAAAATGAATTGGTAAATTATAAATAAATAGAATGAGTGCAGATTTCGGAAACGATAGTTTGTGGTTGTGGGTACTAAAAAACAGTGATGTAAATTACCCCAATAGAAGATATTGGTCAGTTTCAGCAAATTTAGGTGGTATAGATATTATGGGGTCTGGTACCACAATTCAAAATGCATACAAAGACCTCTATGAATTAATAGAAAAATCCGAACATCTATTCAAGGCATATGCCAATCTTTAATCAACCCACTTGCACCTGCACATTATTTGGAGTAGATGATAAGTGCCCTATTCATTCAGATTATTGGAGATTTCCATGGGAGTAAATTATGGCAACACTAAATGAACTTAAAGAAGAATTAGAGCCGTACAGGGGAACGCTCGTGATTGGTGACTTTGATAGCGTTGTTCTATTAAAAGATGTCATTGAGGGTGACGATGACTACTATTGGGTTTATGTTGGCAGGATTGGACGTGAAATAAAAGAATATCATGCAACTTGTGTCGGCGGCTGGGTGCCGCTTAAAGGCTTTATACCTGACGAAAAATACCAAAGACTAGTGTGTGTTTGGAATATGAATCATAACGCGGATAACCAAGCCATCTAATACCATTTCTCCGGCTTCCCATGAACATGAGTAATGGGGATTGTGTCTTTCTCCCGGAAGAATATAAGCAGTAATATAGCTACCATAAAGCACATAACTATTAATAATGGAATAGCTAATATGAGTAGGATTTTTCGTTTCATCAGTCTATGCCCTCCGGATCAATATCTCTTTTTCTGTTTCCACTCATTACGTAGTAGGTGGGGATTATGTCGGCCTTCTTGTATTTAGCTCCTGCCTTTATCATGTTTTTTATTAAGTCGAAGTCATGGCCATATTCTGGTGAATGGGGCGGCATTTGCTTGAGGAAATTGGTTCGAATTATGAGTGCACTATGGCCTATTCTGGCATACTTTAATTTCGTGTTCATTCTTTTGCCGAACGCTAAATAATCGAAGTAGACGAAGTCGTAATGGCTACCTTCTATGGCGTCCAAATAGGTTTGCATGTGAGCGGCTGATATGCAGTCATCGTTAGCGAAGAAAATGAAATATTTCCCACTAGCTTCTTGAATAGCCGTATTGGTAGCTAAATACCCGCATCCGCCGTAATTAAAAGGAAGATTCCAATGGTGAATCCTTGGATCATTTAATAGTCCTTCTTGTTGGATAGATTCGAAATGTGGGCAACAATCACCTATTATAAAGGCTTCCCAATCTTTAAGAGTTTGATTGAGTATACATTTAATAGCCCTTCTTGTTCTAAGAGGTCTACCATAGCATGGCATTGAAATAGTTATCCGGGGAGATGATGTAGATAAAACCATTTTGGGACGTAAATGCATAATGCGCAAAGATAAGAAATTATAAGACCTAAGAGGACTTCGACACAAGTGTTGTCAGTAATGTTTTTGAACCTACGAATGTTTATTGCAATCGTCAATAAGAAGACACCGAATCCAGCCCATCCTATCGTATCGCAATAATCATAAAGTTGTTCTTTGTGTTCCAATTGAAGTCCGCTTAGATGCTTGACTACTTCCCGATTGGCATCCCCCTCCCAAGCATGCGCATGACAAACAAAATCCGTGAAAATGCCGGTAAAAGAAATTAAAAATAGAGCCCTGTTTAAGTATATCATATACTATCTTTCATGTATATGGTGTAATTATGGTGGCGCTGGTTCTCCTTCAGATATTTAGCTGGATTACCGGCGTAGACTTTATATGGTTCAGTCTTCAGCCCCTTAGTGACCATAGCTTGCGCGCCTATCATGACGCCTTCGGCGATTGTTTGGCGCTGGTGGATGACTGCATTTAGGCCAACGTTCACATCATCTCCAATGACTGTATGACCTCCTATAGAGGCGTGGCAGGATATTCTGACGTTGGCTCCAATTTTACAATCATGGCCTATATGGGCGTGTGCTAAAATGTAGCAATTGGGGCCGATTACCGTTGGCCCGTCAGCACCGGCGTGAATGGTAACCAAATCAGTTATGCGAGTGCCGTTATGAATAATAACCCCCTTCCCGTCTCCTTCTCTCCCCTCCCATTCTGGCGGAGTGCCAATAACGCAATATGGGCCTATACATACATTATCTCCTACTATTACATTGGGACCTAAAACGGCTGTTGGGTGAATTATTGAACTCATTATAGTTTATTATTTACGTGATATGTTGTATGTTTTCATGAAATAATCTGCAACAATTTTAGGATCGGTATTTTCTTTTATACCAGACCTAAAAGCGTATGCTATTTCGATCCAAAGACCAGCTTGAGGACAATCTTCCAAGTTAACAGGCTGGTAATATTCTGGCCACATGTCCATTTCCGATTGCTGTTTTAAACGACAATCATCTGCATCTATCCAAGCTTTGGGATCTGTCTCAAACATAGTCCCCTTTTTAGGGCTACCGGGGAACTCTTTAATCAATTCGTATTTCATAAACAAATAATATTTAATAATAAACCAAAATTGGTATCTTTATTGCTCAACCAATTATTTATGGCTATAAACGTACACATTCACAACCATACGGATAATAAGGTTCTTCTGGAACTCCTAAAAGCCATAAACAACCAATCGGAATTAATTCTATCAATAAACTCAAAAATCTCAAAGCTCATGAGCAACACAGATCAAGCATTACAGGACTTAGCGGGCATTGGCCAGACTCTTACAAAGATCAGCGGCGAAACTACCACCCTTTTGCAGAAAATTACAGACTTGGAAAACGCTGCCAACAACTCAGACACTCCCCAATCTGTACTTGACGCTATCGCAGCTGTAAAATCTCAGGCCAATACCATTGATGGATTAGTACCTGATGCACCTCCCACAGAGCCCCAAGCTTAATTACCTGAGTCTACCTATTCATTATCCCCGGATTCGTCTGGGGATTTTTTATTTGATGCCCACTCTAACAAAGCAAACCCCGCTAGAACCAAAAATACAGCACCACCAATACCGAGTCCAGTCCATAAAACGTCCATATCATTTCTTGATTGAGTTTTGAATAATCCTACCACCTTCTTTTATGTATTCGTCAACTGCTGATCGAAACTCTTCTATTGTACTAAAGGATTTATCTCTCCATATCCATTGGTTATTTTCCTTGCTGGCCCTTTGACCCATATAAAAGCAAAACTGGGACTCCAAAAGCTTACCCCATGATTCTCCTAAATTACCTTTCATCATATGTTTGCCTTTTGAATTTTTCAATCCAAATATCCAAGCCGGCTCTATCGAATACATTGTATTTATTAGCTTCTTGTAGCACGAATTTCTTGACAAGTTCATCGGTCCATACAAAATCAACCACCTTTTGGCGGTTCTCTGGATTTAATTTCTCCCAAGCTGGCCAGCCGCCCATTAAGATGAACATCAGCTGTAAACCGGATTCGTAATCTGGCGCAGCCCAGCCTTCCGACTCCATAAGTGTCTTCCGGCGGCGATCCGTGGCATCCAATCTTTTTTGGATGGGCTCTGGATATTTCATGTTGTTATCGATGCTCATTATTAGGTGTTTTGCTGTTGTTATATAAGGGGTTGCCCGGTTACGAATTGAAATCCATTAAGAAGGTCATCCAGCCATATCATCTGACCTATGCCCACCATGGCATACATTCTTTGGGCAAAATGCCACGATCCGTTCTTATAGTCTACAAGAATGAGATTAAACGGGTCAAGTTTAGGATGGCTATAGCCGATTTCAAAAGACTGATGAATCGTTCCATTTCGATCATCTAAAATTCTCGTGAATCCCAAGTCCTCCAACATATCGAATGATATATATTCAAGTTTGTTTTTACTTGTACTCATTGTTTTTATTTATTTACTGATGGGTGTATTTATATCTAGGGTCTTCTTCAATATCTCTTATTCCTACTAATTCACCACAAGAGTATTCTCCGGTAGCTTGGTAATGGGCTCCATCTTTTTCGGCTACCATAATGTAAAACTTTGACTTATCTTCTGAATATAAGAAAGCGTCTTGTTCCCATTCTAATTCAGGGAAATCGGCAGTGGCGGCAGTTATTTTGCATATCATAACTCAATAATTGTAAGTTCTGAATTATCTGTACTTTTCATTTCTGAGTCTATCATGTCTAACCATTCTTGTGCGTTATCTTTGTCTTTAAATTTATGCCCATTACCTATTAATCCGTTCCATTCTACAAAGTGTGTCATGGCATGGTGGTTTAAATAAAGTTTAGCCCAATATTTAAAGCCTCCTTTAGATATGGTCTTTTGAATAAGGTAGCTCATGTAAGCATTTTTAACTTCCCTTCATATTCCAATATAATCTGCTTAATTTCTTCTCTTGTTGGTCGCCAAATGATATAGGACTCTTCTTGTAAAATATCTGGCAATCCGGGAGATTCGATGTTTAGCCTTTTTCGGTATTCTGGTATATTCCCCGATTTTAGGCAGTTGCAGGTATTACATTGATTTTTGGCATTTCGATTGTCCCAGCGAAGATAAAGAGCCGATCTACTGATAAAATGGCCGCATTGAGCATCATGAAAAGCCATTTCCTTTCCGCATGTATAGCATCTTATCACTTTATTGGCATCCTCTCCTGATCTTCTTATGTACTTAGAAAAGGCTATATCTGCTAGTTTAATTAATTCCTGCAAATCCTCCTCAGCGGCTTTTTCTAATCTTACATGAACCGATTGAGCACGAGCGCATTCCTGACATCTTTTTTTAGAGAACCAGTAACATTCTTTTCCGCAAGAAATGCAAATCTTTTTTTTAGAAATTATTGTACTATTTCTCATCCTTCTTCCTCCGCATCCGCCATTAGTTGATTGTTTAAAGCAAGCGAAACGTAGGCGTAGAGTAAAATGCCCTTGTCCCGACAATACTGTTTTGCTTGATGAAGAATATCTGGATTTACCTTTACCGAGCCAGATTCCCCCTTTTTAATTTTCTTCTTTTTATTCATTTGACAATATTACGAAATTGTATTTGGAAAGTAAAATAATATTTTCTTTGGAGATTAGAAATAATATTCCGTACTTCACATTATCGATTCACAAAAAAATTAAACCTTATGAGTAGGATAGGATTATTAAGAGAAGCTTATGATGCTAACTGGGCTGATCTGTATGTGAATGGGGTTCTTTTAGTAAAAGACGGAGATGTGGCGATGGATTTAGTAGCACAAACATTTCTTTATTACTTCCGTAAAATAGAATCTATCAAGGGAGAAGTTAATATAAAATCCTTTCTACTTACAACCTTAAGAGACTTAGCTGTTAATCATCTAAGGTTTAATCAATCTATTTAATAATGGCAAAAAGAGATATGAGACAACCAGAAACGAGTTTGGAGGCTTATAGGTCTCTTGACCCAGAAAAATTAAGGAAATCGTATAAGGATATACAAGGAGCTGTCCAGTCCTTAGGGAAGGCTCACTTTGAGCAAATCGCATCTTTCTTAAAAGTTGAGCCCGTTAAAATATGGAAGAGAATGTCGGAGGCGAGGAAGCTGGGACTTATACACCTTACTGATTCTAAGGAAAAAACATCTAGCGGTAGATTTGCTTTTCAATATGCTCCAGGGCCTGCTCCTGAATCTGTAGAAAGAAAGAAAAAGGTCATGAAGGGTAAAACTATAGCCGACTACTCCAAAGCACTTATTCAACCGAAATTAAATACTCACAACACAGAACGTCTATTCTAATGAACATTCCCGTAAACAAACTAAAAAAGTTTCAGAAATTAGCGGCCAATATCAAGACAAATGGCATACTTCCTATTTATAGCTATTTGAAATTTGGAGGTGGATGCATTTGTAAAAATGTTGGTACATCTTTTCTTGAATATAAAATGGAAGAGTCTGACGAAGAGTTACTTGTAGATGAACACGATTTGTTTAGCCTTTTGAATCATACAAGCTCTCCGTTTATAACTATTACGCTTAAAAAAGGCAAAGTAGAGTTGAATGATGGAAGGGATAAACTTCTCTTAAATACGGTTAAATATTCAGATTTTAATTCCCCGAATACTTCGGCAAAAGAGCCGGTTCCCGTATCTGCTGAATTTATGGACGCTATTTTAAAAGCCTCCAACTTCGCTCAAGTTGTGAAAGACATGCCTACTTACTACGCTTTTGTCCATATTGGAGAAAATGCAGTATGCGCTGGCGATGGCCTTATGATCTTTCATTGCCCGGTAGAGGAAAACTTGTCCATTGTATTGGAAGGTAAGATTGCTCAATTTGTAGCCAAACAAGGCGTTACTGCATTCGCAGACACCGGAAATTATCACCTATTTTTTACTCCTGACGCTGTTCTTGGGTTTGCTAAGTCAGAACTCAGTTGGTTCAATATTAAAAAGGTATTTGAACGACCAAGAGAGTACTCGTTTACTTTGGGAGCATCTGATATTATTTCGTTCAATTCCCTTTCGCTTCAACTGACAAGAGACCCAATGGTTACTCTTTCAAACGGCAAGTTTGAAATGAATGACATGCTATTGGATAAATGCCACGAGAGAGCAGCAGAAAATATAAAGGTAACCGAACCTTTCTCCTACAACCCAGAAAAAATGAATGTCGTAGTCAACGGGTTGGATTGCGAGGAAATAGATTTCTCAGACGGCGGCCCCTGCTACTTTTTATCAAATAAAGACGTAAAAGCAACTACTATTATAGCTAAAATTAAAAACCAATAATATGGATAAGATATTAAAAATTGAAACGACAGGGACAAAACTCATTTCCTACATCGGATATCATAAGGAAAAGGAAGTAGAAAAGGTATTGAAGAACATAAAAAATCAATATATTTTTCTTAAAAAAAGGCATTTTGGGGATCATGGAAAACTAAAAGTAAGCATATCTACATATAATCCGGAACTTCCTTATAGGTTCTAATGCAGTGTATGATAAACTAAATATATGAATAAATTTTATTTGCGAGGTTTATTGTTTTCCTTTTTTGGAATTGTGATTTGCTTTAAGCAAAAAAATTACGGACTTTCAGATGACTTGTGCGTTATTTTTTCCTTTGCTTTTGCGTGGATTTGGGAACCTGCATTAATGTCAGTCATCGAAGAGTACAAAGAAAAAAGAAAAGCCAAACCAACTAAAACCCCCTTGTAGATATATGGAAGCTGAACTTTTATCAGAATTAATAGAAAATGATTACAGAAATATTAAAGAAGTGCCGGGAAGGGGGATTTGTGCATTAAAGCGAATGGCCTTTACTGTAGGCTTATGTTATGGGTTGGACGAAACCGGATATCAAGGACGGTATTGTTTTCATACGTGGTCGGACGCCGACAAAGCCTTTAACAACTGGAATGGTCTTGGCGACCCTTCGGAAGATTGGATTAAACACAAAGGAATTGCAGGCGAATGGTCGAATCCTAATGTGGAAAATAATTCCCTATAAATATTTGGAAGCAATAACCAGACCCCGTATCTTAGTCGTCCAATGCTAAAATTCATCGATCCATGTTAATGGGCATTAATTATACATAATTGCGGTTTCGTGTAATGAGTGAAGGCAATACACGGGACTGAATTAAGGGGATTAAAACACCCCTTAACCCACCCAGACGTCCTTCACCGTCTGGGTTTTTTTATTTACTTATCCTACCTTTTTAAAATTAATTATTGATGACCTACACGGAAAAATTGCAAGACCCAAGGTGGCAAAAGAAAAGATTACAAATTCTTGAAAGAGATGAGTTTAAGTGTAAAATGTGTAAAGATGACACTACCACATTGCATGTGCATCACAAAAAATATTCTGGTGATCCTTGGGAGGCGGATAATAATGATTTAATCACATATTGCAAACATTGCCATGCCGTGGTTGAGCATAATAAAAAAGAAGATTTTTGGCCAATGGCTGTTATCAAAGCCGAATCGAATAATGACATAATTAAAATTATTGTTATATATATTGATAAAGATTTTGAACTTAGTATTGACTTTTACTTGTATTTTAATGATACCATAAAGTATCAAACTACAATTTCTAAAAGTTGTGCCGAACGTATAGTATCTGTTATTAATTCGGTAGAAACATTGATCTACAAAAATGGCTAAAGATCCAGCATTTTTATTCTACCCCGGCGATTTTGTAGCAGGCACTATGCATTTAGATTTTGAATGTACTGGCGCATATATTAAACTTCTTATGCTACAATTTCAGAAAGATCGCATGACGCTACATATGATACAACAAGTGTTGGGACATAGGTTCGAACATATCTGGTGTCAAATAAAGGATAAGTTTGTTGAAGACGGAGGTCTGTTCTGGAACGAAAGATTGCAGTTAGAGAAAGAAAAACGCGCAAACTTCTGTAAATCAAGGAGAGATAATAAAAATTCAAAAAAACAAAATCAACATATGTTATCACATATGGAAAATGAAAATGAAAATATAAATGCAATTGGAAATGTAAATAGGTTTAATGAAGACAAAACCGCAATTATTTTCCCCAATGGCAAAATTCAAGAATTAGGGAAAAGTCAAAAATTTAGAGCCCAATTTGGCGAATTGAGACCCGAAAGCGTAAAATGGGGGGAGATAAACTAAAACTTTAGCAATGTACTACGACCGGCTCAGAGATTTGGACATAAAAGTCACAAGACGTTCAGGGAATGAGAAAACACTTTGCCCTCAATGCAGCAATAGTCGAAAAAACAAGAACGACAGATGCTTGTCAATTAACGTCACTACTGGGGAGTACAATTGCCATAATTGCGGCTGGAAAGGAAATGTTAGGACACACGAAAGGAAGAGAGAGCAGAAGGAGTACGTAAAGCCAACAGCAGACTATTTGGCGGGTATCAGCCTGAAAGAACGCACGAGCCAATATTTTAGAGAAAAGCGCGGGATTAGCCAAGAAACGTTGGATCATTTCATGATATTCAGCCGGGAAGAATATATGCCTCAGACTTCCCAAAAAGAGAATTGCATTTGTTTCCCATATTTCAGAGACGGCGAATTGGTCAATATCAAGTTCCGGGACGCAAGGAAGAACTTCAAAATGGTTTCTGGTGCGGAACTTATTTTCTACAACTTGGGATCAATAGGAGAACGAAAAAAAGCCATTGTTACGGAGGGTGAAATAGATTGCCTAAGCCTTTATGAATGTGGATTCAGTAAGGAAGGAGTTGAGCCGCTGTCGGAATACGCTATCCTTTCAGTACCTAACGGGGCAAGTAAGGGAAATCAAAGACTGGATTATTTGGATAATTGCGCGGAGTGGTTTTTAGGTCTTGAAGAGGTGATTATAGCCACGGATGGAGATGAAGCTGGGAAGATGCTTCGGGATGAATTAGTACGGCGGTTAGGTGTGGAAAGATGCCGGGTAGTCAATTACCCCCAAGAAAGCATAGTGAACCAGAATGGGCAAATTTCAAGACCCTGTAAAGACTTAAACGAAGTCCTTTTATATTTTGGGGCTGGGAAAGTAATTGAGTGCGTAATGTCTTCTCCATCGATACCAGTAGAGGGTATATATTTCGTAGAAGATATTTTTGCGGCCATGTTTGATAATTTCAAGCGCGGTATTCAATTAGCTCCAACAACACATTTTAAACAACTTGATGAATATTTCAGATGGAAGAAGGGCGAGCAGAATCTTTTCATTGGATATGGTAATCATGGCAAAACGACATTTGCTATCCAATTAATGATGGTTAAGAGTATGTACGATGGTTGGAAGTGGGGTATATTCTCACCTGAGAACTATCCTGCAAATGACTTCTTTGACGACATGATAGAAATGTACAACGGGAAATTTCTATCTCAAATGACGGATGAAGAATATGTGGCTGCGTGTGAATTTTTGAACGAACACTTTTTTTACGTATACCCTGAAGATGCACATGATCTGTTATCTATACATGATAAGTTTAGATATTTGATTCTTAAAAAGGGATTGGACGGAGTTATGATTGATCCATTCAATCAATTAGATCATATCAACAAACCGTATCAAAGAGATGACCAAATGCTTTCAGATTGTCTAAAAGATACAAAACGCTTTGCTTTGCTGAATAACGTTTCATACAATATCGTAGCGCATCCAAAGAATCCCAAGTACGATGAAAACAAACAATTGCCGGTGGTTGATATGTACGATGTAGCTGGCGGAGCAATGTGGGGTAATAAAATGGATAATATAATTTCTTACTATAGACCTAGATTTCATGAAGACAAAAACAGCACTGAGGTTCAAATACACATTCAGAAATGTAAAAGGAAAAGAACGGGAGGGAAATTAGGCGATACTGATATGCAATTTATTTGGAGCAAAAAAAGGTTTATTGAAGGCTTTTCGGACATATTCGTATGTGATCCAAACCGGGCTGCCAGTTTCAAAAAAGGAGAGTTAAACTTAGATATTAGGCCACGGCTCATAGATAATTACAAACCTGCTAATTTCTACGAAACAGATAAAGATGAACCCGAAACATCACCTTTTTAATTTCATTTTATGACAAAGCACCCTAATGCCCCGGCTGAGGACCGGGCTAAAAGACAAAAGCAGATTCCTGTTACTCTTGAAGAGTATGATAAAATACATGAATTATGGGAGAAAGGAATGAAGAAGTGTGATATATCTATTCTTATGGATAGAACGTCTGGTGCGATAGCACATTGTTTAACTAGATTGACTAGGGAAACTGTTGTAAGAAGAGAAGCGAGAAGAGCCAAAAGAACAGCAAGTACCTATAAGTATGCGTACATTGAATTAGAAGAAAAGGATTTATCTTCACTGCCCGATACGGAATTATTTGAACATTCAAAAGATTATATTTTATAAGTTATGTGTGAAAATAACAACCACTCCTATGTTCATCTTCGGACTGAAAAATATGCAAGATGGACACATTCGGAAGGCAGACAGATTTTTGCCAAAATGATAGATACATTCTTTTGTGACAAATGCCTAGATCAGAAAGAGGTTAAAAAAGAATATTCTGGTCATTTCAAAGAAAGGCCTGATTGGGTTAATGACATTCAATTCTAAATCAAAACAATAAAAAAACATGAAAATTGGAATTATCGCATCAGTAGTATTATTCTTAGTTAGTTGTTCTACCGAAAAGAAAGATAAGTTTAAGCCTATAACAGATAGTAGTGTGTTTGTTATTTATAGGGCTTATCCAGCAGGTTTAACAGGAGCAAGGGGAAGGTATTCTACGCAATTAGTTAAGGCCGTAGACAGCAACGACAAGGTGATTACAAAGGTGGATACTACATGGACATTGGAAATAGTCAACTATAAAGATACCATTAAGGATGCTAAAGGTGTTCCTGTAAAAGACTCCATCACCCATCAATACAAATTCAACTTCCAATGGTATAAGTTAACACCAGAAGAAAATAAGACTGTTCGTGTACAGATTATAAATATTTAATTTATGGAAAGAGGTAAAATAACGGACGAACTAATAAAGATTGGTGTAGGACCGGATACCAATACGGACGAATGTTGGGAGCTTCTTTTGAGTACCATACAAGATTTATGTAATGATGAAGCCATCCTAACGGAAGCTCGTTTAAATGCAGTCAACCCAACAAAAAATGTTAAAGAAATAGCATTAGATGCAGTAGTTAGAATCTATGCAGCACGGCCTGATTGGCGCATTGGTTGGGATGATAATGGAGGAGGCAGTCATTTTCTGTTGAGTTGCGACAAAATATACCAATGGCTCATTAAAGAATAAATACTATGAATATTTACGATATATCAAAGGAAATTAATGAAAACGCTCATGCCAAGGGTTTTTGGGAAAAAGGAATGAATATTCCAGAAAAACTAATGCTGACGGTGGGCGAACTATCTGAAGCTATGGAAGCCGATAGAGATAGCAAATTCTGTACTTATAACATGGATGCAATAAATGGATGGGTGCAAGACAGTGATTTTATTGAGGCGTATAAAGATTGGGTCAAAGGTACTTTTGAGGAAGAAATTGCTGATGCTGTAATACGGTTGTTTGATCTGGCGACCGAACTTAAAATCGATCTACCAGCGCACATAGAAGCTAAAGTTAGATTCAATAAAAGCCGCCCACATATGCATGGTGGTAAAAAATATTAACAATGATTCACCTACTATTTTTACTCCCCTTCATCCATCAGCTTAGTTGGTCAGACTATAAAGGTCCACAACAAATAAGATGGGAGAATTTTAAAGGCCTACCAAAAAATAATGGATATGCCGCAAGTGTTAATACCCGTTGGATATTGACAGACTCTTGCGAAGATGGTAAATGTTATTTTAAAGTAGACTGCGGAATAGATGAGGATAGTTCATGGACAACAACCAATTCAGAAATCGCTTTAAGACACGAGCAAACTCACGTTAATTTGTCTTATATTGTTTGTAGAGACTTTAAAAGGGTGTTATCCAAATATCAAGGAATCTCCGAATCTAAAGCCTATAAAGTACATAACCTATTTAATAATTGGTGGGCTAAAGAAAGAAGAGTTAATGCTCTTTTCGATAGAGAAACAAAGCATTCTGTAGTCACAGTTATAGAAAAACAATGGGAGGACCAAATAAACAAAGCACTATGCGAAGGTTCACATTAAAACAAGATTATCAGGGATTCTATAAAGGAACTATCTTTGTCGGCCCAATATTCGCCACCGATACTCAACGACCAGCTTTTTACAGAGAGCAAGACGTAGAAGACCGAAAGGATAAAATCTACTATTACGCCTCTCATGTAACAGATAACCCACTTATTTTTGAAGAAATTAAAACAGAAGAGAAACAATGATTTGTGCCATCTGCAATAATGCCGCTCTCCCAAGGCTTAAAAAAGGGAATGTTCAATATTTTCAATGCACGAACTGTAAGACTTTATTTTCTGGCCCATTGGATCAGGATGGAATGGTAGGTGGGGGGGCTGAACTGGAAAGAAATACACAGCAAAACCATGAACGAGTAACGCGTGTGGAGGCTTTGACCAAATCCATAAAAAAAGAACACGTTTCCGTACTAGACTTCGGGGCCGGTCATGGGTTGTTGGTTAATGATTTAAAGGCCGCTGGATTCGGAACAGTAGTAGGATATGATCCCTATAATGAAGAGTTTTTAAAACTACCGGAAAGCGAAAAATTTGATGTTATTTCTTGCGTGGAATGCTGCGAGCATTGGTCAAGCCCGTACGTAGAGGTAAGCGTAATAAGACGCGCTTTAAAACCGGGGGGAATTATAATGTTTGAAACCAGCTTCGTACAGGTAGCGGAGGAAGAGGGAATAGAGTTGGAGGATTTCTTCTATATCGATCCACGAGTGGGTCATAGTACAATCTTCTCTTACCATGGCTTAGACCTTCTTATGGCTTTAAACGGATTTATTCCACAGACTCACTACAACCGACACGTTAGGCTTTATAGAAAATACGCATGAACAGAAAAATATCTTTTGTTACCTTAACCCAAGGTAACCCAATAGCTCTTAGAAGAACAATGGATAGTTTGCGGGGTATATGCGACAACTATGTGGTTGGGGATTTATGTGTATTTCGTGAAGATTCGGAAGCTATATCCGAATTGAAGAACGACTACCCATTGCATCATGCAAGGACAAACTTCAACAGCCTTTATCAGCATGGCTTCTCTCATAACCTTAACTGTCTTGCGTCATTGGCCAAAAACGATATAGTCGTATATCTTAACGTTGGAGAGGTTATTGAATCTAATGAAAAGGACATATTGGCCACTATTTCGGATGAATACAATTGTTACTACATAGATCACGCTACAGAAAAACATAGATGGTTTCGTGTGTGGAATAGAACTGAAATGAAATGGAGCGGATTAATACATGAAGAAATAGTGGGGGATTATCGTCCATATCACAAGCCATTGTTCAGATTTGCAGATACAGAAAAGGACATGGTGGACCCTTTTAAGGCGGCAGTTTACAATGATATAAAAGAGATTGTTTATTGGCGGAATCTTATGCGAATAGTAGACGAACCAGAAGTATTAGGTGCAACTGCCGAAGGATGGGTTCATTTTGCTAAAGACAACTATTCTACGATGCAGGAGCGGTTGCTTAAAAAAGGGGTGAGGCCAAAAGCATTCGAGCCGTGGCTTGGAGACTTGAATATGTACTTGAATGACGTATACTCCAATCCAGAATTTGAAAAAGAAAGGTTTGAATCTAATCACATAATTGAGTTTCAGGGAGACCCCAAATATTTAGGAAAATGAAATTCACAATATTGATCCCTCATTGGAAAAGTAAAATAACGGTCTACGCCGTCTCTCAATTCCTTAGATATAGAGGGAAGCATGAAATAGATATTTGGATTATTGATAATTCATATCCAGATGAAAGTATTGAATTGTTAAATCCTTTCCGGTTTGAAATTAGAATTATTAAAGCCAGACAAAATAACAAAATAACATCTCACGGGGTAGCTTTAGATTGGGGGATGTTTCATAGTAGGAATGAATGGGTAATTTGCGCTGAGTCTGATTCGTTCCCAACAGAAGACGGGTATTTAGACACATATGAGAATATTATAAAAATGGGATATGATGGCGCTGGAAGTTTATTGCAATTAAGCGGAGGACTATATAAACATCCTTGTGGTGCGTTGTATAAACGAAGCGTATGGAAAGAGGCGATGGAATATTTTACTACTATTCCATATAATTATTATCCCAACTTCATGATGAGGGATAATTTCCCAGTACACGCAATGATTCATCATTCTTTGGTGGATCAGGTTGGAGAAAATCCAGAGGATTGGGTCGAATTGTCTGCTGAATACAAGGGGAATACGAAACAAATCATGAAAGAGAAAATGGAATATTATAAACCCGTTTGTGGGGCATTCCATTCAGGAGCGGGAGGACGGCAGGAGTCCTTGAGGACATATGGACAACGAACCCACGAAACGGATGCCCCTCACATCATAGTTGGCAATAAAAACTCTAAAATAATAGGTCGTTTGGGGATGGAGCCGGGGCAAGCTCTTCATTATTACGAAGTGGCTACCGGTAGAAAACTATGCTACATAGACACCAAGACAACTTGGATGCCTAACAGAGAAAACGAACAACAAGAAAGGACGGTCATGTCCAATGGATTTACTCATTTATGGGCTGGGTCGTCATATTTAAGTATGAAAGGAACGGCACTTAACGACGTATGGGAGCATAAAAACAAAATAGTAGAAGATTTATACAACACATTACCTAAACATCAAAGAATAGATTAAATGGGAATTAATAGCAATTTTTTAAGCAGCGGAAACGCTGGTGACGCTATCGGAGCTTTGCCGGCCATAAGAGAATTTTACAGAAAAACAGGTATTAAGCCAACCCTCTACCTTAGAAAAGGGGTAGAAGCCTTCTATTACGAAGGCGCTGTTCATCCCGTTAAAGACCCAGAAACACAAAAAAATGTAATGCTCAATCAGAAAATGATTGACATGCTAATTCCTTTGTTGAAATCACAATCGTTTTTGGAGGATGTAAAGACATATGCCGATGAAGAGATAGGGTGTGATTTGGACCAAATTCGGGAAACCAACGTAGGAATGCCCGGATTGAGCCTGAACCGTTGGTATTTTTATGTATATCCTGATTTGGCTTGTGATCTTTCAAAACCATGGCTAGAAGTACCTGATGCCGAAAAAGACTTAGCCAAAGGAAAGATTATCATTACCCGAACAGAACGTTATACGAATCCAAATATAGACTACTCTTTCCTCAAACCCTACGAAGATGAATTGATCTTTTCCGGAACCATGCGAGAGTATAACAACTTCTGTATGGGCTACGATCTCAATATAAAAAAACTGACGGTTGATAACTTTCTAACGTTGGCCCAAGCCATAAAACAGTCCCGATTTCACGTGACTAACCAAACCATGGCCAACCAAATTTCGACCGGATTATGTCATCCATCCATATTGGAAGTGTGTACGTTTGCCCCTAATTGTATCCCAATTGGGGAAGATAGATACGACTTTCTCGCACAGAAGGGGCTTGAATATTATTTCGATGTATTGCATAAAAAAACCGCCCAATAAGAGCGGTTTCGAGGTAAATACTAACCAATTGACTACGCAAAGATTGTGGCAATAGAGGCTACTGTCTCTTGCACATAATACTTTGTGCCATTAGAGTCAGCAGCAGCACCAGAGGGGATGATAATAACCCCATATACATTGTAGCCGGAAGATAAGCTACGTGTGGGAGATGTAATACAATCCTGTACAATACACCCCTGAGTAGGAAAGCCTATTCTTTGGGATTGATCTCTTGCGAGAGTGGTCTGGTTAATCGCGTATACGTTGAAGAATGCTAAATTTGCCATGGCTAAAAATTTCCATGAAAATAAAAAGGTTTTGGGCCAAATAGTAAGTTATCCTATCTTCGAGGGGCAAGATGGATGCAAAAAGTACACCTAAAAAAGAAATGAAACGATTAAACGTGGATTTCCCCCTTCTCACAATTCAGAAGTTGGAAGTGTTCCGTCTGCAAAAAGGACTCTCTATGAGAGCCGCTATCCGGATGATTGTAAATGATTTTGTAAAAGATAAACCCCTCTATTAAATGCGAAAAGCATCACTTTACGGCTCAGAAGCTAGGACTAAACTTGTAACCGGGATTGAGAAAATAGTCAAGGCCGTAGCCGTCACACTTGGCCCGTCAGGTAAGAATGTCATGATTGGCGGCAGCATGTGGACCGATACCGGAACAATTGCGCTGCCTAATATCTCCACAAAAGACGGCTATCGTACAGCCAGATCGTTTGATGTTGATTGTCATTTTGAGCGTGTGGGAGTGGTGGCGGTAAAAGAAACCGCACAAAAGACTGTAGATGAGGCCGGAGATGGGACAAGCACAAGTTGTATTCTTGTAGAAGCTATTCTAAAAGAGGGACTTAAGCAAATAGAAGCAGGGGTAAATCCCATAGAAGTGAAGCGGAATATCGACAAGGCGGTTGATATTTTTGTCACCAAATTAAGGAGTTTGGCTACACAAATAGGACAAGACTTCGATAAAATATTCAATGTAGCGACCGTTTCAGCCAATAACGATCCCGTAATAGGAAAATTAATCTCGGATGCTTTTAGGCAAATTGGTACGGAAGGGGTAGTGGATATTCAGGCAGGTGTTTCAAATGAAACAGTAGTTAAGATTGCCAATGGGTACAAAATAAACAATGGTTATCTGAACAACATCTTTGTCAATAATGGCAGCAAGCAGAACTGCGAATTAGAGAACCCACTTATTCTCTTATATCAAAATAAGATTACGCACCATACTCAGTTGGAAAGATCGTTACATATCGCTGCTGGGGCCGGACGCCCCATTTTAATAATTTGCGAAGATGCGGAAGGAGAGGGATTGGCTTATTTGGCAATTAATACAAAACAAGGGAAGATAAAAAGCTGCATCATCAAGGCCCCGGCTATCGGCGATGAACGCAGGATTGAGATGGAAGATTTGGCCATTCTAACCGGTGGTAGTTATGTGTCCGACATTAGGGGTATAAACATCAAAGAAATTGAACCCAATAACCTTGGACAGGCCGCCAAGATTATCGTCACCAAAGACGATACGGTTATTGTTTCTCCCGACACCGACAAAAGAGCATTGGAAGACCTGCTTAATGACCTTCGAATGAATCTGGCCCAATGCAAGAACGAGGATGAACGATACCCCATAGAAAAGAGAATAGCTAGATTACAAGGAGGGATAGCGGTCATTGAAGTAGGAGCGCCGACAGAAACCGAAATGAAGGAGAAAATGGACCGGTTTGACGACGCCATTAGAGCCACAAAATCGGCTATTTCAGAGGGTTTCATAGTTGGAGGGGGCATGGCCTTTTTGAAGATAGATACGGGAAACGAGGTCATAGATAAGGCCAAAGAGAAGATTTTCGATCAGGTGTGTGAAAACGCCGGGGTAACGTCCGGGCCGTACAAAGCTCAACTTAAAGAAGACAAGAACTTTAACTTAGGGTATAATGCCAAATCCGGGCTAGTGGAAGATTTAGTCGAAGCGGGAGTTATTGATCCGGTGAAAGTTATCCGTTGCGCTCTCCAAAATGCAGCCAGCAGCGCCGGAACAATCCTTACAACAGAAGCCCTTATTGTAGACGCCCCTTAAAATTTAACAATGGCAACTATCAAAGCTACCAATGATTGGGTATTTATAGAACAGGATAAGAAAACAACAGAGTCTCATGGATTTACATTGCCGGATGCCTCAAAAGAAAAGCCAAGCGCCGGGATAATTGTTTCCATAGGCAGGCTTGTCAAAGACCCAGACATTAAGGCGGGGAAGGGGAAAAGGGCTTTATTTCATAAAGGAACCGGCTTTTCGATAAACTTTGAAGGCAAAGACTACCTTGTCATTCAGTCTGGGAATATAATCGGTGTTTCATGAAGGCAGTGAACAATAAGATTTTGGTTACCTGCGACATGAAGCAAAAGGACCAAATAACCATAAACGGGTTTACCCTAAAGTGCGCTAATTCATATAACACCAACTATAGAGAGCGGAGCCCCGTGGTTTGTTCAAGAGTGGATACGGGGGAAATACTTATTGTTCACCACAATACGCTCTACACGCCATCCCCCTATCATTTAGGCGATAACCTATTTTCCATTCCATCCAATAGCAAAATACTATTTGCCAAGCTGGAAGAAGATTTAAGCCTTACTCCCCTTTTGGGACACTTCTTTTGTGAGCGGGTGGAAATACCTTCCGACTTTCCCTTGCCGCCAGAATACATTAAACACTACGACGACCGTGTTCGGGTAACTGATCCCGGGCAAACCCGCTATAAAACCGGCCAACTTCTCTTCACGAGACCATTTTCTTACTACGAAATAGTCTACATAATTAACAACCAGCAAAAACGGGTAATTCGATGCCACGAAGATATGGTTGTAGGGTATTTGATTGATAAATAAGGATTTTTCTTATTTTTAGGTTAAAATATCCTCATTATGGCCGAATTAACGCCGGGACAATCCCCTATTACTAATCCATTAGTAGAACGCTTCTTTTTGTCTCCGGCAGAGAAAGCCAGTCTTGAAAAGGGGAAAGCCATCGTTAAGGAATTTTACAGGCTCCAAACCTCCAATTCTGATAATAACAACTTCTTCAATCTCCGCAATAAGCGGCAGGTGGAATTGCTTTTGTGGGCCAAGGGTAGCCAAAAAATGACCGAGTTCTTAGATTACATGAACGTGTCGGACGCAAACAAGGCTTGGAGCAATATAGACATGACCCAATCCAGGATTGGAGCCGAATTCGTTGGAACGCTGGTGGAAAGCATGGCAAAGAATAGAATCTACCCATGCGTTAAAGCGATAGATCAAGGCTCCTTAGATGAAAAAGAACAAAGGCTATTCGACGCACTCTTCAGGATGCACGAGGCGGAGACGGTAAATGCATTGCAGCAAGCGGCGGGAATACAATTGGAGCCTACGACAGGATTTGTCCCAGATGATGAAATGGCGGCAAAGGTATATTTCGAAATGGAGGACCAATTGCCAAAGGAAATACGATTTGAGGCTATGCTAAAGCGCGTAATGGCAGATATAAGTTTTGAAACTGTCGCCAATCGAAAGACTTTGTTCGATCTAGTCGTTTTAAATGGCGGCTTTACCAAAATAGAAAGATGCGGCCCCGGACAATATACCGTTCGAAAATGTATTACCCCCAACATGGTGTATAATTTCTTTCTCAGCGACAGCGGGAAGTTTGAAATAACAGAGATTGGGGAATTTTACAATATCAAAGTAAAGGAGTTCAGACAGAAATTCCTAAAAACGGCAGACAACCCCAATGGTCTAACGGAAAAAGAGATTTACGAACTAGCCAAACTGTCCACTAACAAAAACATAGGCCAATTTAATTATCAATGGAATGATGTATGGGCGCTCACTACTTATACATGGGAACGACCATACGACGACTGTTCCATCCTTGTTTTGGACGTCGAAATAGATTGCGGCGAGGATGTATACTACGTTGAAAAGACTGATCCATATGGCCGCTCAAACATTACCCAGAAAAAGGGCATTCCATATCAGGAAAAAAGAAAAGACGGATCAGTTGTTCCCCAACCTGTCCCAGAAGGGACGCAAATCATAAAGAGGCGAAGGAATAGCTGGATGCGTGGGGTATATGCTCCATATGGGGATAAGATGCTATATTGGGGAGCGCCAGATATAATCATAACTCCTTTTACAAATACCTCCAAGCCACTATCTTCTTATACAGCTAATATCTGTAATAATGACGGTGATTATGTTCCATCTCTCTTTGAAAGAGGCATGGAAATTCTGCGTGAATACCAATTGGCGAAGCTTAAAAGAAAGCAGCTAATAGCCAAGATAAAGCCATCGGGGATTAGGATTGACGTAGAGAGTGCCCGTAATATAGATTTGGGTAATGGGGATTCTATTGCATGGGAAGAGGTCATGCGTATATACGATCAGACCGGTAACGAGGTGTGGTCCAGCCGTGGCATTGATCCATTGTCAAGAGAAGCGCCACCATTGAGCAATACTGTCCGGACGCCAGCCATTGAGGACGTAATAGGATTGACAAACATAATGGGCGGCATGATGCAGGAGCTTAGGCAGATTTGGGGCGTCCCATCCTATAGAGATGGCAGCGATGTGGGAGATAGAACACCGGCAAAATTGGCTGAAGGTCAAAACGAAAGCTCTTTCAATGTAACGGATTTCGTACAAAACGCCAATAACCAACTTTGGCAAGAAACATTCTACAAACTTTGCCTACTTCATTGGAATGACATAGTAAAGGAAGAGCCGGAGTCAAAAGCGGACATGATCAATACAAGGTTTGACGTATCGGTAAGAATGAAATCCACAGACTATGAAAAACAATTGATAGAAAGAGATATTGACCGATATAGTCAAATGCCAGATGCAACTGGTAATCCTTCTCTTACTCTAAAGGACGCCATGATGATCCGGCAGATAGACGACTACAAACTAGCCTGTTATTATTTGGCGTCAACGGTTGAAAAGAACCAAAAACGTGCCCAGCAGGAAAAGGAACGACTCCAACAGCAAAATGCGAACGATCAACAGCAAAGCGCCATTGTAGCTGCCAAAGCCCAAGCGCAGGTAGATCAGCAAAAGAATGCTCAGCAAATGCAAATGGAGCAGGCTAAGTTTAAGCACGAAAAAGAAGTCGCTCTATTAAATGGAGTATTGGGGCTCATGCAAAAAACAGGCGGTGAAATACCGGACATTTTACAGCCGCTGGCCCAACAAATATTCCAAAACGTATCTATGGACGTAGTAATGGATAACATGGTTACAAAAATGGAGATTGGTCAAACCATGCAGGCCATGCAGCAATCACAACAGTCTCAGCAGCAAGAAGCGTCAGAACCTCAAATGCAGTAAATGGCAGTCGTAGAAATTCAAGGAATACAAGTACATTATAGAGATTTAAAGGACGGCGAAACTGTTCTGTTTTCTGACTTGCCAAAAGAGGAACAGTATTATAGGAGGCCACAACACCCGTTTACCGATAGCGACCTAATAGCAATTGCTAATAAAGAGCATAATTATACCTCCATTCAACTCAAATGGAAGGAAACGCAAGAGGAAATATTTGAAAACGGTATTTACGCCAGCATAAATGGGGACGTAACTTTTATTCCCGGAGCCTACTATTGCTATGTTAATGAGTGGACGCTTGAACACGGAGAGAAGCCGGAATACAGAGAAGATGACCGGCAGTTCTTTCTGTTACATGAATATCTAAGATTAGAAACAAATGTGCTAGGGCTGGTGCGTCTTAAAGGAAGACGTCAAGGGGCTACATCTATAGCTATGTTCTTCATGTGGTTCATAGCAGGAAGAAAAGAACATAAACTTTGCGGATTAACATCCTTTAGTGATACTGCTGCCCAAGATGCATTTCAAAAAATGTTCATGTACGGATTCAAGGCGATGCTCCCTTGCTTCCAGGCTGATTTCGATAGCGCGTCAGAAAATTTTATACGGTTCGTAAAGCCTATTGATAAAAAGGCCAAAAGCGTTTTAGCTGTTAAGAGAGAAGGGCTTAACAGCTATTGTGATTACAAATCAAATGTTATTAGTAGTTACGATTCCGGTAGGCAGTCGTATAACGTGCCGGACGAAGGCGGTAAGAGGAATAAACTTAATATAAATTCTTATTGGTCTCGTTTATACAAGACACTTCTTATTGGTGTAAATAAAGTTGGGTTCGCCTACTTACCAACAACAGTAGGGATGAAAACAGAGGGAGGCGAAAACTTTAAAGAGTTTTATAAAAACGCTAACCAGTTTGAAATAGACAAGAAGACGGGGAATCCCGTAGGATTAGATACGACGAATAGGGTTGTCAGATATTTTGTACCTGCGACACATTGCTATGCAGGGTATATAGATAAATTCGGCAAGAGTATTGTAGAGGACCCGATAGAACCGGTGCTTACCAATGAAGGTAAATTAGTTTCTATAGGCAGCAAAAGTGTTATCCTTAAAGAAAGGGAAAGACTTTCAGGAGAACAGTTAATGGAGCATAGAAGGGACTATCCTTTAACAGAACATGATGCCTTTAGCTTTGAATTAGGTCAATGCGAGTTTAATGAAGAGCGCCTTTTGGCTCAAATACAAGAATTAGAGGATAATCCAGTCTTTCTTAGGAAGTGCCGTTTGTATAGAGTAAAAGTCACAAAGAAAAACATATTCACCGATAGGGAAGAAAGTCACGATGAAATAAAATTCATGGATGACGACAAAGGGGAATGGTTGTTATATGAACCTCCTAACAAACAGAATCACTATGATTGGAAGGGGGCGATGATGCCATTAAACGACCTCATGTATTCTATCGGAGTGGATACAAAGAAGACTGGATTTGCGGTCGGCGGCTCAACTGCGACAATTTGTGTATTCAAGAAATCACATTTAGTTGATGGTGAAGAGATGGGATTAAAGCCCGTTGCTATTTATATGGGTAAACCGCGCCTTCTTAATCACTTTTTCGAAAACGTCTTAATGGCCTGCATGTGGTACGGCTGTAAAGCAAACTTTGAAATTGACGCTGGAAGTGCCTATTACGATTACTTTTTAGAACACGACGCCCGTTTGTTTATATCTTGGACTCCTCGTAGAGCAATTGATATTACAAAAAAGAATCCGGTTATTAAGCCCGGTACAGAGAGTGCGTCCCCCTTCCAGCTCCAAGCACAATTAGAAACGGCCAAACTTTATGTGGATGGCAATCTAATTGATGGATATAATGGGAACGTACATAGGATTGTATATCCAATGCTATTAGAACAATTATTAGCTTATCAGCATGCCGAGAGGACGCCCTATGACATAGTGATCTCCCTTATGATGGCTTTGTTGCCATGTTTTGGGGTTGCTGAATATAGAGATGAAAAGATAGCCAAGCCCAAACAAATACTGCCTTACAAAAAGATCAAAATGCCCGCCTAAGCCAATATCAAACTGGCTTCTTTTTATTTTTTTCAATATATTCTCTTATTGCCCTTTCTGCTATCTTAGTTATTTTCCCGTCAATAGATTGGGCATATTCCACAAGGATTTTGTGGATTTCCTTGCTCAAGGCGACATTTTTAGAGGTTAAATTGTTCATTACTGTTAAAAATAACATTATTTAACAATATAATGAAATTTTTCAACTGCTTATATTTGGTTAAATATTCCCATTTTTAATTATGGCAGACAATATTGTGGATCAACAAGTAGAGACAACGCAGCCCGATGCGGGGCAGGCGGAATTACATCGGCAAATGCAGATGAGCCTAGGTATAGCGCCCGTGGAACAAGTACAGCAGCAACAAGAAGGTTCCACGGGGAACGTTTCTGCTGACGGAGCCGCAGCGCCGAATAATAGTACTGCAAATGCTACGCCAGCCGACCCTTTCTCTCTTTTTAAAGAAAAATTCGGGTACGAAACCCCGGAGGCGGCAGTAACGGAAATAGAATCCCTTCGCGCTCTTAGAGATAACCCGGTCAAGCCAGAATATAAATTTGAAAATGAGGAAAGCGAAAAACTATTCAAGGCTTTCCAGTCCGGTAAAAAGTCAGAGGTTTACGCCTTTTTGGAACAAGATCAAAGGATTGACAAATACCTCACTACCGACGTAAGCAAAGAAAATGCGGCAGAAATCGTAAAGATGGGGATGCAGCTTAGGTATAAGGACCTTTCTTCGGATGAGATAAACTATCTCTTTAACAAAGAATTCGCCATCCCAGCCAAGCCGGTTCAGCAATCGGACGAAATGGCCGAAGAATATCAAACTCGTTTATCCGATTGGGAAAGTGTAGTGCAGGACAAGCAAATGGGCCTCATGATTGAGGCAAAAAAGTCCCGGCCAGAAATAGCCAACGCAAAAACAAAACTCGTATTACCTGAAATAGCGGCGCAAGTTGAGCCTGAATACCTTGAATGGAAGAAATCTGTCGAGGAGAATCAGCGACTTTCTGCCGCAACCACAGATGCTTATAAGGTATTTACGCCCAAGCAGTTTGAAATTAAAATTCCGTTCAAAGATGAACAGAATAAAATTGATTTCGAATTTCAGCATGAACCAGATTCTAAATCGTTCACTCAGGCAGTAGAGCTGGTTTCGGATATTGATAAATTCTGGAAGCACTTTACTGATCAGGCCGGTAATCCTGATCGTCAGAAGTTTTTAAGATTTATCTATAACGGGCTTAACCATGATTCACATGTTCATAATGCCATGAACCAAGCCAAAAATGCTACGATCAAGGCAAGTCTGCCCGATAATAGCCAAGGAGGTATGGTAAGGCAAATGGCACAAACACAAGAGCCAAGTGAATTAGATAAGAAAATGCGGGAATCATTGAGGGGATACGGTGGATTTTAACCTATTAAAAGTATTTAAAACAGAAAAAAATGCCTTCAGCAATAGTTAGAGGCGCTACTGGACAACCGGGTCCAATAGCATATCCCAGTGGCCTCACGACCGGTATTTTCAATGATCTCAACTTCGTAATTCCTGATTATATTCCGGGCCTGATTTCAAAGTACGGCAATAGTTCATACATGCTTGCCGCTGAAATATTAGGTAGCTCCGTTATCGAACAAGCGAACACTACGACCAATACCTATTCTCACTTTGAGAAGGGCCGTATCTATGGTTCTGGCTTGGTCAAAACAGCCGTTACGGGTGTTACTTCCGGCGCGGATGTGCAAGTTGCCTTAAAGAGTCCCGAATCTTACAATAACTCCGCCTTTACCCAATCGCCATTCCTGCTTAATCAGACCATTAAAATTCGATCCAATGGTCGGAAGGCGAAAGTAACAGCGATTGACCGGACTACAGCCGGAAACTTCTTGGTAACACTGCATCCGCTGGGTAACTATGCTCTTATCACCGGCACAACGGGTACAACCCTGAATGCAAATGAAGGTCTGGAAACGTTCGGTAACCAATTGGCGGGCGAATCTTCGGACTCTCAGGGTACTCAGCAGCCCAAACTTTACCGTTACGACAATACGGCTACTGTAGCACGTGCTTCCGTTAAGGCAAGTGACCTTTCCAGCATGAATAAGACACAGATCGATTTCGGCAATGGTAATAACTACCTGCCCTATCTGGCTGTCAAAACCATGAACATTCAGATGTTGACCTCAATTGAAGACATCGTAATGGAAGGTGTTCCTTACTCCAATGCCACCAACGGAGAAATCGGTACAACTGGCGCGCTGGTTGATATCGGTGCCCGGGGCTCAGAAGTGGATTATATCACTAATTCCTTCGCTGTAGGTGATTTCCAGAACGTAACGAACGTATTGGATGCCAATGGCGGTCCTCGTGAGTACCATGGTCTTCAGGATTTAGGCCAACGTCAGGACATTAACGATCTCCTTTTTGGTATTTACCGGAATGGGGCCATCAGCTACGCTTCAGTTGGTATGAGTCAGGAAGCTGCCGTTTCTTACGGTTTCCGTGGATTCTCGACAGATACATTCGACTTCCACTTCCACCGGTATAAGGGTTTTACCGCTCCCGCCGTGTTTGGCTATGTGCCTACTCAAGGCGATTACCGGGCAAACTTTGGCCTGTTTGTACCCCAAGGTATGACGCAGGATGCCAAAGATGATACTACCCGTCCTTATCTCCAATTCGTCTATCAACAGAATCCGGATATCCCCGCAGGCATGCGTATCTATAGCTGGGAACTGGGTTACACAAAAGGAACCAAAACTACGGAAGCCAGCAATAAGTACGAGCAGATCGCATATGTCGGATCGCGCGTAACGGCTGCTGAACAATTCGTAATTCTACGTGGTTTGAATTCTTAGTGTTTAAATCATAACGGGGAAGAGAATAACTCTTCCCCCTATTTTTCATTCATAAAAAATAAACAATGGCAGACGCCTTAACAACAGAGGCCCCATTAAAAAAGAAAGGGGCAGAGAAGAGCAATGAAGACCGCTATTTGGAAATGCAATTCGATACTTATAAGAAGTACGTATTTCAATTAGCGGAAGAAAATCCAGAACGAGAATTGCCGGTCATAGATGTGGCTTCAAGACGACCACTACCCCACAAAAAGTTCAAACCCTATCAGAACGTTGTATTTACCTCTCAGATCATTTGGAAGGGACAAAGAAGAGTAATTAGGTATTATGATGGGTGCTCCTCTATATTCGTAGACGAACAGCCAAAGGAAAAAGAAACCATAGATCAATTTATTGCTCAAACCAAACGTAGACAGTTTTTAGATGGGAAGTTGGTTGTAGAAGGTAATGAACGCATGCTGCTTTTATATCTGTATATATGCGGATGGAATGCAGAAAGCCCGTTCAGAACCAAATCGGCTAACATGATATTCGTAGCTATGGACGGTTTGAAAATAGCCACCAAGGAATCTGAAAAGCTGGACGAAACTGAAAAGGCGTTGAAATTCGCTAAGGAGGCATCTGAGCAAAAAATGAGGATTCATGCGGAATACTTAGGTATACCGGTTAAAGATGAGGATAGCGACAATGACCTGACCGAAGAAGAAATCCGGCCTATTTACCGTAAAGAGGCACTAAGAAATTCGGCTGAGTTCATACGTAGTTATGGAGACAAGTCAATTGAGGTAAAAATATATATCCAGAAGGCCGTTCAAACCGGACAAATAATTCGCCCTAAAGGCTCCAATAAAGTAGCGTGGAAGAACGGGAATGAGATATTGGATGTGTCTGGGGTGGCGAGTATGTCAGGAGTGGAAGAAAAATTACTTGAATTTTCACAACTGCCAGAAGGTGAAGAGTTTTTAATCCAATTGAAAGCTATCTATAGCGAATAAAGCTCTTTAAATAAAATTTTAAATCCAAGTCCTTGCTAAATTGGCAGGGACTTTTTTCGATAAATTATGGCATGGTCGGTTGATGATATATACAGATTCACTAGGTTCTTATGCAATAAGAATCAGGCTGGCGGCATATCCGCAACAGACCTTTTTTATGCGTGGAACGGCGAACAAGCCTCATATCACGAAGACTTATTAGGCAGATGGCAAGCTAGGGCTGCTGACAAAACGGGTCCAAACATTGGGATGATTCAGGACGAGACCGTATTGCTTAAATTAGCCCCGTTCACTATTTTGGTTAATATTCCAATTGTTTCTGGCTATGCTCCATGGCCGTCTGATTTCATATACGGAGCCGCTCTAAGGATCAATGGGCAAAAAGTTTACCATTTCAATAAGGATGAGAGGTGGTCCATTGAAGAGGACGTTATTGATCCTCCTTCGATTGCAGAAAATTCGTACTATTACACTGAGTACGATAAAAAATTCCTAATCTTACCAACAAACGCTCCAAGTATTGATTTAGACTATATAGCCTCTCCGCAAGACATACAATGGGCATATACCTTGGATGGGAATAATAGGCAGATTTACAATCCGGCGACAAGCATTCAGCCCAAGTGGACAGCTAATACTATTATAGAAATAACAAAAAGAACTTTAAAGGGGTTTGGCTTACATTTTTCAGACAAATCATTTGAAGAATTTGGCAATTCCAATATTATAACTGGAAACTAATGGCAATACCATACTCTAAACGGATGTTGGTGCAACGCATTAGGAAGCATATGGCGGATGGATATCCGAATGACGACTTCTCTGCGTCGACCAATGAGATAATGCTATATGTCGATCAGGCGTTGGCCATGCAAATACGAGCAGCAGCATATGAAAATGCCAAGGTTGAAGGAGTGTTGGAAGTTCCAGAAGCATTCTTGGTCACCTTTCAATTGGATGCGCCAGTCTATGATGACTTTACCAATGAATGGGTGAGTACATTGCCCCAAACTCCAATTTCTCTTCCTATTGGGTATAGCATAAATAGCGGATATATCGCAGATGTATCCAATGGAAGGTCTCAGGATATAATTTGGATCAAGGGAAAGCGTATTGGATACCGTAGGAACTTGCCTAAAATGGATGGCATATATGGACGTGTTGAGAATAATACAGTTCGGCTACAAGCAAGTAACTATATGTCTTTGCTGGGGTTGAATATTTTCATCCAGATGCCCTTCAGCAGAACAAAGGATTTGGACGAACCAATGGCTCTCCCTGATGACGTTATAGATGCCATATTTATGCGAGTAGTTACGATGTTGAAAGATAGAATGTCTATACCGAAGGATATAATTCTGGATGATTTGCCGGCTGGTAATAAATCAAGCTAACTATGACGACAGATATAAATTCACATATGCCGCTGAAAGAGATAGTAAGCTTTGCCATGGATGAAGTCCAATCATCTGAAGCGGCTTTTGATAGATATTGGCTATTGGCGTTCAGGGCACTTGTTAAATTGAAGATAAGTATGGCTGCCGAACCTGCCACGGTTAGGATGCCGGTAAGTCCAAATAAGACTGTTCCTTTCCCTCCCGGATCAATTACATGGACGAAGATAGGTGTCTTGAATGACCATGGAGAACTTTCATCTTTAAAGATAAACAGGGGTTTAACTACATGGAAAGACACGAACCCTAATAGGTTGTCTCAGATTGGGAATGCAGATATTCAAAGTGGTTTACCATTTTTGCTGGATAGTCCATATTTTTTCAATTATTATCAAAATGGCGTTTTTCAGCCTTTATTTGGCGTTGGTGGCGGACTCATTCAATATGGAAGTTGTACGGTCGATGAAGAAAACAGAGTAGTGGTTTTGGAGCCTGATTTTAGATATGATCACATATTTTTTGAAGGCATTTTCGCACCAGAAAAGAACGGAGATTATACGGTGCCTATTACCTTGTTAGAACCTATTGTTGCATTTATTAAATGGAAGGACAAAAAGGGGACGAGGGAAGAGTTTATTTCTGAAAGTATAGAAGCTAGACGAAGCATGCCTAAGAAGAGAATGTCCTTACAGGTTATAAATCAAGTTTTAAGAGAGTCTGAAGCAATGAAGCTACGGTCATGATAGATATCAAGCAATTCATAGGAGGCATGGATCAGGATAGCCCTAACGAGGATATTCCAAAAGGCTTGGTAAGAGAAGCCCGGAATATCTTTTGGCGTGGACTGCCGCCCAATATGCGTGCTGAGGGGATGCCGGGGACGAACATCATATCAAACCCATATTTGCCTGTAACCGGAAGTAATGTAGCCATAAAAGGATACTACGATGCGGTAAATAACAGAATCTTTCAATTCAACTACAATACTGCCGGGTTTCATGGAATTTACATTTTCTACACTTTATTAGACTCATGGCAGAGGTTGATGGAAGAGGGTATTAATGCAGATAGTGGAGTTCTTGGGTTTAATAATACCATACGAATACATAGCGTAGATATAATCTATGGAGACGACGATAGTGGGGATTTGTTATTTTATGTAGACGCGCAAAAACGACCACGTAAATTAAACATCAATAGGATTCTGGCAGGTACATATCCTACTGTAAAAGACAGCTATATAAAGGTAATTAAGGCACCTCCCATTCCACCGCCTTATTGCGTTTATGAGAACGACGCAAACGTTACTTCCAATAACCTTGTCAATAAGCTTTTTAATTTCTCATGTTCTCATATATATGACGACTTTGAAGAGTCTGTTTTGGGTAGTGGGGCTAGACAGCCTTTGCCGCCAGACCCATTCGACCCTACCAATAACAGCCCTCAAACAAGATGCGCAAGAATTTCAATCTATGTCCCAACGGGCGATGCCAATGTAAAAAAAATACGGATATATGGGAAACAGGTAAAAGATGGCACAACATCTGATTGGTTTGTAATTGATACGCTTATAAAGAGCGACTTAGGTATAGGAGATAATACAGTTTACAGATATTGGTTTTATAACAATGCGAGATATGTGCCTGCTGCTGCAAGCATATATGCCAATAATAATCCGGTTGACGGTCAGTTGGACTATGACTATGTACCTTTGAAAGCTAATACACAGTCCTTGTTAAATGGAGACGTTGTGGCGTATGGTGGATTAACTGAAGGGTATGATTATTTGAATCCATCTTTCGGTATTACAACTTCCAATATTGTTGCTCCTCAATTTTCGGCGAATGGCCTTTTGTTTTTTGCCGCTCCAAATGGACAATTCACAAGCGGACAGCCACAAATAACCATGTATCTTGTCGGCGCTGGCATTAATAATGGTTCTGGGGAAGTAACAGACCTTGAAAAAGCGCCAGCTAATTTAAACGTCCATGCCAAGTCAAACGGGACTAGCATAAATTTCACTTATAATAATCCGGGAGGGAATAGAAATATACCCACTTTACTATTTAATTTGAGAGGAGCTGCACAAAGTGCGGGGTGGATATTCGTGTCTAATACCGTGAACACACTAACCATGTATTATCCAACGGGTAATATAGTCCTTCAGTCATCTTATTACCAGGGTATATCAGCCAATGTTTCACCCTATGCCGCCCCCGTTTCTACTCATTTCCCGGAAGCTAATTACGCATATGGCGTTTTATATAGAGATATAGACGGTCGAACAAATGGCGTTATATCGAATGTGACTGGTAATGTCAGAACGCAATTGCGTGGAAGTGCTGGTCAGATACCGTACTTCCAAATTGGATTGGGAGGATTTACGCCTCCACTTTGGGCGGCTTATTATGAAATAGTCAGAACAGACAATCTTACATATGACTACCGATTGGATTGGGTCAGCGCATCAGCATTTAGTGGCCTTGGTTCATTTAATAACTTGCAGTACGCCTACATAGGTGTTAACAATATAGCTGACTATAATTCTCAGATAAAGGCCAGCGAAGGCGTAGTAAGTTATGGCTTCAAACAAGGAGATAGAATTAGAATAACGGGCAGATATACCGCATCTGGCTCTTTTGTATCCTTAAATTACGATTATGCTGTTCTGGGGACTCAAACTCAAATTGTGGTAAACGGAGAAACCAAGACAGGCCTATTTGTGCAAATAAATTACCCAGCAGGAGATATTAGTGGTGATCCAAATTTGAAATTTGATGGAACCGATGACTTTCAGAACTATCAGATAATGCTATATAATTACAAAGCATACTCTTCTGATAGTCAAAACGTCTATTGGCAAATAGGGCAGCAATATGGTATAGGGAATCCCGCCACTCTTTCCGCCTATCACATGGGTAACGCTGGTGATAATCAGGTTAATCTGACAGACGGGGATGTGTTCTATAGAGTTAGAAACGTGCCCATCATAAACTCGTATAGGGTACCTTGTGGGGCTTATACTCAGGGGACTACTTATGGGACAGAGTGGGTAGCTCCTAATTTAGAAGGATTTTTATTTGCAGATAATGCCATTTGGAGGATACGGGGGGGGGTGAATAGAAACGGAGGGCTGCTCCCTGCGCAAACACCATTTTATAGTGATGCAGATCAGACTGTTTGGAATAAATCAGGAACTCCTTTCAGTGTTAGGCTGAGGCAAACGGTATTTATAACCGATGTGAATGATCCGAATGGTCAATGGGCTATGTATGTGAAGATTGTAGATTCGGGGGGAGCCGTAACAACTTACAATATATTACCTCTTAAATCAGGACTTGCAGAAAACATACAGAATGAATATTCATTTGACTTCACTTTCTCTTTGCCGGGGAATAGTAAGTTGTGGATAATGGGTTATGCGGTGAATCAAATGCTGGTAGGCTTAGGAGAATTACAGATAGATATCATAAGAACACGCACAATTAATGTTTTTGACTTCTCCTTTAGCGACATTTTTGATTTAAAGACTAATTCTGACAACAAGCCTAACGTCATCCAAACATATTCTAGACAAACATTCTATGGGACTAAATATAGATGGGGACAAGTATACCAATTAGGGACATCCATAAACAATAGCAATCGTTTTTTCCCTTTGGATTTTGATGAAATTGATAAGTCGGCAGGTCAAATACAACGGATGTATGCTTGGAAAAGAGAGCTTAGGTTTTTTCAAGAGCTAAAAACGGGCCATACAGGGATATATGCCAAATTTATAAAGGACAACAATGGTGACAATACTTTAATCACAACTGATTCGATTATATCAAAAAATAATGTTGAGTATTTTGAAGGTCAATTTGGTATAGGTAACCAGCCTTGTAGCCTTGTGTGTTCTGGATATCAAAACTATTTCCCAGACCCAATTAAAGGTCGAATATTACGTGTATCACTGGATGGAGTTAAAGATATAAGCGAGGAGTTTCGGTTGCTATCTTTTACAGGGCCAAACCTGCCTAATTACCTTAACCCATATAACTACCAGTTTGCAGGAACTTCCTGTATAGTTGGAGCTTATGTATTTAATGAGGATAAAGAAGGGGAAGTGGTTTTTGGATTTCAGGGAGGCGTTAACCAAAGACTGGATTTTGTAGGCCCAGGCAGCAGCACTTTAACCTTTCCGGCTCACTTATTTTTCGGCACATCTTCTATATCCGGAACATCATTATCATTCAATGAAAAAAATAATTCATTTCAATCTTTCTATGATTTTGTCCCTGATGAATTAGTTTGTGCGGGAAATCAACTATACTCCTTCTATAATGGTGTAATGTACCGACATGACAATACAAGCCAATATTGCAATTTCTATGGGACTCAGTATTATCCTTCCATTAAAATGATCTTTAATGACCAGATGCCGATAAAGAAGACTTTCGAAACGATAGCCTATAAGGGTAACCAATTTTGGGAAGCTTTTAATGTTGGAGATATAGTGACCAGCCAGCCCAACCCCCAAACTGGTTTGCCACAAATCAGCCAACTATTGTCCGTGGATACTGAAATAAACGAAGGCGACTATTTTGCGGCCCTTAATAGGGACGCTAATAGTATGTCTAATCCGGCTATTGCCATAAACGAAGGCGACTATCTTAAAGGCTCTTGGATTTCGGTTAAATTGACATATAGAGGCAGCCAATTCGCTTGGATTTATTTACCTTTAATAAAGAACAATCTTTCGCCTAAAACACCATAATTATGTTTGGAGAAATAAGAAAATTCTATGATTTGGGGGATGGCCTAAGTGGTCTTTTGGGAGGTGCGGGTGCTGGCTCTGCGTTGGGGCCGTTAGGCGCTGTTGCTGGGGGATTGATCGGTGGAATTACTGGACTATTCCAGAAAAAGAAAGGCAATAAGCTATTAGATCAAAATGTACGGCCAAATCAAACCCTCCCAGCCGAATTGTTGGCTAACCAAGAGGATGCTAAGCAAATGGCCAATGAAGGACTCCCATCCCAGCAATATGATAATGCAAATAAAAACATACAAAGGCAGCAAGTAGCAGCAATAGGAAATGCTCAGGATAGGCGGCTAGGCGGAGCATTGGTGGGGGGCATACAGCAAAGAACTAATGATGCTACGGCTAACTTAGATGCAGCAGACGCAGACAACAGAAAGCAAGGGAGAATTAATTTGCAGAACGTGAATAATCAAGTGGCCAGCTGGCGTGATAAACTCTTTGACTGGAATCAAAAGCAGAAATATATAGAAAGGCAGAACTACGGGATGAGTTTATTGGGGGCTGGGAATGCCAACTTTTATGGTGGATTGGATAAGGTAACGAGTGGGTTGTTAGGAGGATTGAACTATCTTAATGTGGGACGACAAGGACAACCTCAATCTCCTTATCAGAGTGAGGGTACTGGATTAGCGACTACCTCTGCTGGATATGTTCCCGGCAGTAACACAGATGTAGTGCTAGACCCAAATGCATATTCAAGATTTTAAAAATAAACAATGGCAGAAGTAGGAGAAATTCCGGGTGGCGGAAGGCCTTGGGGAGACGCTTTCTTAGTTCAGACACCGGCCTTGGACAGGTTCGCTGAACGCCAGCAGCAGCAGATGCAGCAACTAAATATGCAGCGTCAGCAAAGCGCTGTCCGGGAATCTCAGCAATTGGATGGATTGATGAATAAAGAATTGGCTAAAGTTAGAAGTGTTGATATCCCTTCTGTCTTTGATGCTTATGGCAAATATAAAAGTCTTAAGCAAGCAACTTTATTTGACAAGAGATTAACGTCCAATCCACGAGAATTAGCCAAGGCTCAAATGCAGGCTAATGCAGCCATGGGAGATTTGCAAGCACTTATAAATAAAAGCACTCAATTGAATGATTTTCAAAAACAACTAGTTGGAGAAAGAAAAACTAAGTTTAATCTTTTTGCCGATGATTTTGGAGATAAAGTAAATACATTGAACAATACCCCTATTGACAAACTAGGAGAAGATTACACTAATCCAGATTTTTATAGATACAAAGGAGCCAATACAGACTTCGGTAAAATGGAATTGACCGCAGCAGGTCAGCCTAAACCAACATTCGAAAAGGTAGAGCGGATAAATAACCTTCAAACCAGAAGAACACCTATTTTATTTGGGAATACACCTACGCAGTTTTTTGAGACGTTCAAGGGGAATTTGTCACAAAGAATACCCAACAGAGACGCAGCAGCAGCATGGGAGAATATACCAGATGAACAAAAGATAGCAGTAGATAAACAATTCGCCGCTATTTCGCCAGATAAATGGAAGCAATGGGGATTGGAAGATGCTCCAAATATACAAGCATCCAATCCAAATGACCCCGCTGAAAACTATGCAGCCTATCGGGCCAAATTGTACGCCATCAATGCTACCCCAAAACAAGGTAGATATAGGGACGAAACGGATCAGCAGGCTAAGTTAAATATGCAGTTTAATCAAAAATCTGCATTGGAAGCTATTAGGCAAAATAACAGGGTAGCACTCAAGCAGCTTAGTCACACGTTTAAACAAATGGATCAGGAGCAACAAGGCTCTAAACTAGATGAATTAGTTTCGGGTATGGTAGAGGATGCCAGAAAGTCTACTACAAAGGCATTTTATAAAACAGAGGATGGTAAAGTAGAAAGACGGCATATTATTAAATTAAGTCCTCTCCTTAAGAATCAATTCAAATTTAAAGATGATAAAGGGCATGATATTTATCCGGATCAGCTTCAAATGAATGAGGACGGCACCGAGTTTACGCCAGTATTCTACAATAGCGAAGGAAAAGAAATGAGAGGAGTAAATAAAAATCTAAGTCAGGCTATGACTGGACCGGAATTTAAAGCTATTATAGGTAAAGCTTTATTGGGAGTAAAAGAGGCAAGTAAAGGCGGTGTTAATATAGACAATAGCGATGATGATGAGCCATCTAAGTCAGCGGCTCCCACTCAAACTAAAAAGAAAATAGCAGGATGGTAGAGGAAGATGTTATAGAAGCTCCGCCTATAGGGGACGAACAAGCCCCACCAACCCCGCCACAAGATGCGGATGAAAAGTTACGTGCATTACATTCGGCTGTTTCGCATGATTATGATATTGGCGACTTTGATACTTTCAAGAAAAAACTACAAGACGCTTCCAAAAGAAAGGCTTTCTATGACGGTATTGGTAATGAATATCAATTAGGTAGCTATGATGATTTTGAGAAGAAAATAGGATTCGTAACACCGCCAGAACATCACGTTCAACATAGTTCATTGCAGGATATACGGCATTTGAACGATATAGCAACCGCTCCAATAGATCTTCCGCAAGGAACGGCTGCGCCTATAAATACAGACGAACTATATGCTACCAAAAAGAAAGAAAAAGATGCATTCGCCAGTCAATTAAATGCACAATCCAAGATGCTTGGCGATCAATGGGGCATTGATCCTAAAATAGCCAAACAAGCTGTAATTGACTTCCCAGATGAGAACGATGAGGAAAAGGTAAAGGGGTTTGCTCAATTGTATAAAGACAATCCGATTTATTATAGGAGATTAAAGGATGAAAATGATATCAGAACTGCTATAGCAAAAAGCCCAACCGGAGGGATCAACGACGCTAATATCTACAATCATTTGCAAGATGCGCAGAACTACGATCAATTGCAGCACAATATCGGCATTCAGCAAGAACTAATGACTAAAAGTGGTCTAGGTCAGGAGTATTGGGAAAAGATGAAGCAAGCCAAGGCTCCATTGATAAATACGCTTGATCCGGGTCTCCTTCATCAATATTGGAATAGCCAAGATCATAAATTAGGGTTAACCGACTTTCAGTATGCCGGGCTTGAGACACTAAAAATGTTTCAGCCGGAGTTATATAAGCAATACAAGTCCATCATAATGGAGAATAAGGGATTGGATGAAGGCGGTAATCCAAGGCCGGAAGGACAAGGTAAAAAAGGGTATGAATATGATAGAGGGGTAGAAAATGTACTATACAGCATTGAAAGACAAGGGAGACAGAATACGGCTCAATATATATCCCAGCATCAAGTTGAGTTAGGGAAGCAATTGGAGAAGGTCAAAAATGATTATCAAACTAGGATAAATAATAGCAAAGACCCAGAAGAGCAAAAGGCATTAGTGGAAGAGTTTAAAGCCAATCCCCTTATAGCAGAAGCCGGTAAATTAGAAGAGGGCCAACAGGCAATAGACTACGCCCAAAGTGAAGATCAAAGGCGGTTCCCTTTGAATTATTCCGACATGTCCACTAAGTTGGTAAAGGATGCCATGGATGGCACAACCGGGTTGATAGGGAACACCGGAAAGTTCTTTGAGGGTGTCCTGACGGGAGCTGGCCAAGCTTCGGATAATACCATTCGGTTTATAAAAAACACGTTTGTTAATATATTGGGTTCGGAAAGTTCAAAAGCCGCCCAACATGCGAAGGATATAGGTCACCAATCTTTAACAGAATTAGCCAATTACGAGCCATCTTCTTATACAGGAACTCAAAGCCCCTTGCTGATACCCGATGACCTCAAGAAGTCGGTACAGACCATAATGGATGATAGCTCTTTGTCAAATGCAGAGAAGGAGCAAAATGCCATATCATTAGTCCGGGATAACTTTGATAACATAAAAATCAATCCTAAGGCTGGTCAGCAAAACTTGACCGGGAAAGCGGCTTTATTCACTGCTGCGAACACTTTGGGTCAGATCATAGGCATAGCCGATCAGTCGTTATTGATGGGGGGATTATTGGGTAATGTAACGAAGGTTCAACAATTGACGAATGCCTTAGTTCCTATGTATGCTTCAACGCAAAATCAACTATACGAACAGGCATTGGCTAGGGGGGATGAGAAACCGTTGCTAAAATCCAGTATTGACGCGGCAATTATCTCCCTAGCCTCACTTATCAATCCGGACTATAAAGTAATAAAAGGAATGGTAGGGGCGGAAACCGGTTTGGGTAAAGTTATCGCTGGTGTAGATGAGGCTACTTGGAATAAAGTGTTGTCCGAAAATTCCCCCATCGTAAGCAAGTTGATGGCCGGGACTAAGGCAACCGCGCGTCAGTTAGGACTTGCCAATCTACAATATGGTCTTATTGTGCCAACCGCCCAATACGTTGTCCATAAGAACGTCTTAAACGAAAACGCTAATTTGGGCGACATGATATTGGACGGCATGAAACAAGCTACGATATCAATGGCTATCCCAGCGTTAGCGCATGGTATTTGGGGGGGCATCAGAGCTAATCAAGTTAATCCACAGCAGAAATATGCCTTAGTCGAAGCCGGATTGCATCCACAAGAAAATATTGACCTTATTAATGGCCAGATTGAGCGTGGTCAAATCATGCCATCCGAAGCCGATAAAATAAAGGAAACCATAAAGCAGACAGGAGAAATCCTTAAAAATGGCGAGTTTATAAAGACGGACGGCACTCCTATGAATGAAAATGAGGTAGCGGATGTAGTTTATAACCAGCTTCGTAAAAGAGCCTTAGATGGTAAGCTACGCAATGCGGCAGACCCCAATAAGCCCCTAATTGAAGCCAAAATACATGAGATAAATCAGGATATATCTGACCTGCATACCTCCGACGAACAAAAGCATAAGACGGAACTAAATAAGTTGCTGACCGACAATTTGGATAGGATCAAAAAGAACATGCCTGCATTCGAAGGACCTATTAGAGATGCTATTGCAGAGAATCGGCCAGAAGAAGTCATGCAGATGATAGCCGATCAAGCAACCGAAACGACCAAAGTTGATGGAAAGGAAGTTAGTTCAAGATCGGCCACAGAAGAAATATTCGGGAAAGAATTGGTTGCGAAGGCTATTGAAATATCAAAGAAAAAGCCTGAAAAACCAGCGAATATAGAGCCGGAGGCGAAACCGGCTTCTATATCCGTTATCCGTCCCGAACAAATCAATAAACCTGAAACAATAACCATAAAACCACAAGAAGATGCCCTACAAATCAATGGCCCAAGCGGCCTACTTCAATATCCACAAGAAGGAATTGGAGGCGAAGGGAGTGGACGTGGAGGAGTGGAACCAAGCCAGCAAGGGGAAATCCCTACCGGAGAAGGTGGACAACAAGGACCACAAGCAGAAGGTGGCAGCAATGTTAGCAGCCAAGAAACGCCAATCGGGCCTCCTGGGAAAGAAGTAGCAAACGATGAGCTCCCTTTTGGTCATTTGCCAGTCGGTATTTCCCATGAACGGTTTTCCGATAGGGCGAATGCCGAATTAGGGCTTGCCCCTCCTGAACGCGGTGAAGGGGTAACCTTAGAGCAGGCTATTAACAAGGGAAGAGAATTGATAAAAGAAGGGGTAAATCCGGATGATGTAGTGGCGCAATTCAAAAAGGATGGGCGGATTGATTCGTCTGCCATGAGCGTAGTACGGGCTAAATACGAGCAATTGGTAAAAGAAACCAATTATGCAGAGGATAGATATGGGAAAGATAGTCCAGAATACAAAGACGCAGTAAACGAAGAATTGAAATGGAGGGATGAGGTCATTAAACCTATGCAGACTGAATGGCATAAAATAGGCATGACCCAACAAGGCGTATCCGATTTGGATGCCGGAACGATCACGGGGATTCGTCGTGCCGTAAAAGAGGTATCGGGTAAAGAGTTAACCCCCGAACAGGAAAAGAAGGCTAAGGAACTATCCGACAAGGTTAAATCCCTCACAGACAGAGACAAGCAATTGCAAGCCAAAATAGACAAACTATTGTCGGAAAATGAGAAGCTAAAAGACGATAAGACTATAAAAGAAAAAGCTAAAAGTTTAGCAGATAAAATACGCAAAGGGAAGACCAATCGCCCGGATTCTTTTTCGGCTGCTACGCCAGCGTCATTAATTTGGGATGCGGCGGTAGAAATAGTCGCAAGTACGGTAGAGGCAGGCGGCACGTTGGCGCAAGCTGTAGCCGATGGAGTAGCTCATATTAAAGAATCCGAATGGTATAAAGGACTGAATGATGAAGAAAAGAAGGTGGCCGAAAGTGAATTTACGGATGCCCATTTGGATGTTGAGCGACCAGAAAAGAATATGGCAGAAAGATTTGTGGCTAAAAAGGACAACAAATTTACTGCTGATGAAGCCAAAGATATATGGAGTTACATCAAAGACAATTATTTGGATAAGGGAACAGAAATCCCAGATGCTATAAAAAATACGGCTAATGATTTGGGCCTTAGCGCAGAACAAGTGATCCATGCAATGAGCACTCCTAAAGGCGCAAGAGAGATTACAACCGAAATGTTCAAAACGCAATACGAAAGGAGGAAGGCTATAAATTCAGCAAAATATTTTGTAGCCAATGCTGATAAATCTGCGGTGTCGAAAGCCTTGAACAAACTGCCGTCCATCTTCTTTAACCTGAAAACATGGGGCCACGGTACGGTAGGTAACATTACCCATGCCGGGCCTAATATCTTCCGCCCATCCACTTGGAAAGCATATTGGCCTAATGTAATGAAGTCGTTTGGTTTGGCATATGGGTCAACAGCCAATTATGAGAAAGCTATAACTATTTTAAAGGCAAGCCCAAATTTTACTGAGTGGTTGCAAGCTGGATTAGCCGCTGATCCGCAGAAGACATATGATGAATATCAATTATTAGGCAAGCCAAAGAAGGACACAAAAACCGGGCAAGCTATCCAGTGGATGAACGAAACCGGTACCCGTGGTTTTGCTGGCCTCAATTTCATGCGGTACGACATGGCCCAAATGCTATATAATAAGGCTTCGGATGCCGCAAAAGCTGATCCTGAATTTAGGCAATATGTCGCCGAATTGGTTAACCATGCAACCGGGCATAGCGAATGGTCACACAAAGTACCCAAAGCCATAAAGGTCATAACCTTTGCACCGGGGTTGGAGTTGTCAAGATGGCAGCGTATGATAACCGACCCGGTAAAAGCAGGGAAAACGTTCCTTTCGTGGGATAAGTCTACAGATGCAGAAAAGGCAGCGGCTAAAATTGTGGCAGCTTCTGCCGGGGAAAAAATAGCAGTATATGGGACTCTTCTGGCTGCCAATGCTGGACTATTGGCGGCAACTGGTTCAAAACAAAGCGTCAACGTATCCGATCCTACCAAAAGTGATTGGATGCGTTTCAAATTTGCCAATAAAACGTTAGACGTGAGCGGAAACGTATTATCGCCATATAGATTATTGGCTGTATTGGTGGGGCAGGCTTATTTAGCGAACACAGCAGACGCTAAAGATATTAAGGGAAAACCGGGCGATAAAGACGCCAATACTTTAACGCAACAAGCTAGATATAAGCTTTCCCCTATAGCTGGTACAGTGACCGATATTGGAACCGGAACAGATGCAATGGGTAACGTGCTGCCATGGTCAAATGTAAAACCGTCTGCTGGACGGCATAAGTTGACATGGAAGGAATTAATAGCTAAGGAAGCTCTTCCTATTCCTGTTGCGGCTGGTTTAGAAGCATACTGGCATTCAATGGAAGAAAATGGTATGTCGGAAAGTCAAATCAGTTCAATCATGAATGGATTATTATTGTTTGGGGTGGAAGGATTGACTGGGGCTAAATTACAGCCAGATTATTCATTGGATAAGGACAAAGAAAAATCAAAAGCAAGAACAACTTCAAGAGCTAAATGATAAAGATATATTATATATTAGACGGAGGCGGTGGGGGCGGAGAGGAGCCGGAACAGCCCAAGAACTACAAACCATTGACAACTGCCCAACGTGGCGAATGGAATACATTTCTGGACTATTTGGGAAGTCAGGGTAATATAAATCTGGCTGATCCACAAGTAGGGACCAATTTCTTAAATCAATACAAAAAAAACAATCCGAATTTCTCTATAACGCCTGACTTGTTGCCATCTATCCAATACGAACAATACCAATTCAGAAAGGGCAAAAAATTCGGAAATCTTGACGAAAATCAATTAAAATACATTCGTCAAGGTCTTCCACAGACATATTTGGCGAAGCCAGTAAGCCCCATAAATGGCATTATAAACCCTGAAACCGCCAAGCTTTATTATCCGCAAGTAGGTCAATATGGGACCGACTTAGAAGCTTATTATGATGCAAAAGTGGGTAAAAGTCCCGCAGTAGCACCCGTGACAACGAATGCTACTTTAGTAACCCCCATGGTCTATCCAGACAAGGACACACTAAGAAAGAAATATGGCGGTAATCCTTATCTGGCAGATCAAAATAGATACAATTGGGGCAATAAATTACAGAATGAATTTCCACTTACGGGGGGTAAAGTTAAAGATGCCGTGGTAGATGCGGCAAAATTTAATGGAGTAGACCCTGCATTGCTATATAGTTCAGCGATGGAAGAGGGAATGTCAGGGTCGGTAGATGCAAAATATTCAGGGAACGCCAGCGAGGCATATGTAGATTGGGCCAAAAAAAATAATGACATAGCGGAAGAGTACCCGGTAGATAGCTTTTATAATTATGGGTTAGACCAATTTTCCGGAATGGCCTCGGGTCTTGAAAAGAAGGGATATTTACCCAAAGGCTTTAAGGAAAGATTCACGACATTCCCAGCTGAAAATGAAAAAGGAGAGCAGATAAAAGCCTCTGCCTTTAAGAAAGACTCCGATGCCCTCATAGCTAAAAGCGCAATGATGAGGCTCGCTAAAGACCAGCTTAATGACCACTTATCCACAAATAACGTAAAACTAACCCCTAAACAACAAGAGTTTTTTCTTTTAGCTAATTATAATGGCGGGGAAGGACTTATGAAAAAAATGCTTCAGTCTTACAAAGAGAAAGGGTATCTGAAGGATGATAAGTTTCTAGACCCTAAATTTAAACCGGCATCCTATGGAGAAGTTTATAAACACGTTTTGGCCCGGTTGGAAAGTGCCAAACAACTTAAAGAGGAAAAATATTTTGAAGATGATAAAAAGCAAAGTGATTTCAAAAGTTACAAAATTGCAGACAACAATAACTCTAGTGATATAAGGAATGATGAGACTGTAAATAATTCAGAAAACGAAAGTCAGTCCGACATTGGCCCTATTTCATTTCTTAATTCATATTATGAAAGCCCTGAATTTAAAAGAAAATCGGGGGGAAATTATGAAGCTAACAAGTCTATATATAAAAAAGGGGCTCAAATGTATGTTCCAAAAATAGTTGAAAGTGATAAAGAAGGCAGTCATTCCGTAGGCCCTGACGAACTTTTTTATTCTAAAAGATTTGAAGAAAAAGGGAGTCCCACGGTAGTTTTAGATAAAAAACAAGCCAAGGATTTAAAATATGACCTTTTTAATGATGTGCTTCCGCATGAGTATGCACACACTACAAGACGACTTAGTCCCAATGACGAACAAAAATTTATTTTAAAAAATAAAAACAATCTGGTAAAGACCCTTTTTGAATCTTATAAACAGGATTCCAGCGGGATGCAATCAGGTAAAACCTTTTCAGATTGGGCGCATACAATTGCGGACCATACACAACTGCCGGGGGAGAATTATTCTGATCTCAATTCATTAAGGTGGAATTTGTACAAAGCTGGTATTTATGACGCTAGAAAAGGGCAAATGAATGTCGAGCACCTTAAAAAGGCTATGTCCGACCCTAAATTAAAAGATAACGAATTGTTTAATAGGCTTTTAAAGTCTTTTTCTCCGGAAGATATAGTGGAGCTAAATAACACTGTAGCATCGACTAAACCGGAAAAAGACAAGGAAGGTTCGAACTCTTAAAGATTTGTAAATAAAAAACATTAATTTCGATAAACCTATTAAAAGTCATGGCGTTAAGCCCCTCATTTACTCTTTCCGGGACATCTGATCCAAGTTCCCTGACCCTGACCGATACTAGTACCGGAACGGATGGCGCGGTCGTCGGCAGAAAGATAAATCTTTACGACGTTTCAAATAATTTATTTGGATCATCTCCCTACGATTTCCCCAACTTCCCTGGCACGACCTCAATTACCATAAATCCTTTTTTAAAGGATAAATCCATTAACGTTGTTGTTACATGGGTTGACAATGTGGGAACCGTATTATATACCGCGTCTAAAATCTATGCTTCAACTGGATATGGGGAACAATTTTATTCCGGGCTCACAAGAAATTTAACCTCTCAGCCGGGTATAGCCAATGATCAACAATTCAGGGAGAACTTTAGTTGGTTGAGAACGCTGTTAGATTCAACCGTACTAGCCATCAATAACATGCAGGATATTATAGCAGCCCAAAACTGTATAGATCAATATAACGGAATGATTCAAAATCAAAACGATTTCTTCTAATGGCATCTGAAAGAACACCAGCACAAATTTCATTAATTGCAGCCATCTGTCAAACGTTGGCCGTTAATGATCGTGCATTTCAGAATGCCGTAAAAGGGTTTGCTTTGGATCAACGGTTAGCTCGTTACATCTACATGAACAGAAGGTCTTTGGATTATGTTCTTTCTGTAAATCCGTCCGACACAACCTTGCAGGCAATAGCTAATTACGTTTATGCCCTATGTTCACCATATATAGCGAGAGCGCAGCAAATTATAAATAACCTGCAAGTGGGATTGCCCGTATTAACGGGACCGACAGACCAAAGTACAACGGTTGGCAATAGCGCAACGTTTTCAGTTAGTGTGTCCGGAACAGGTCCGTTTATGTACCAATGGTATGTAGGCGGAGTGGTTATTGCCGGAGCAACAAGTGCATCATATATAAAAAGTAATGCACAGTTGTCGGATGACGGTAAATTATATTCGGTGCAAGTTACTAATGTCGCTGGTTCAGTGTTTAGTGGAACGGCAAAATTAAATGTTACATCTGCATATGTGGCCTTCTATTACTATGGTGATGTAGATTATAGTAGTGATTTAATGTCTGGCAATGATAGCGTACCCTATTTGGGAACATTCCCGGTCACGGCTGGGCAACCATTGAGCTTTACATGGCCTTCAGGAGCGGCGAACAATAAATACATAGTTGTAAAATATCCGGGGGCAGAATCCGTTAAAACGCAATACTCTAATCTGCCTTTGAATAACGGGCTTATACCCAGTATAGCCTTTGAAAATGTCTCAACAATAGGATCATTTAAATACATATTCAGTCGAGGAGGAAATCCTTTCTCGATGAATACGGCAAATGCATTAATTTTTAGTTGAGCTAAAATGTAAACGATATGGCCCAAGCAGAAGGAAGGAGGTTGAAGAATAAATATCTTCCCCTCTTTCTGACAATAATTCTAGTATTTATATATACGGTTTCGTTTTCACAAACGTTTAACCCATCTCTTCACGTCGTCGTTAATTCAGCAATAGGGGAAGCTCAAGCAGCGCCACTGGATGCTCGTAGTATGTTTTATGATACGTCAAATTTTAGGTACCGCGCCTACCAAAATACTTCAGAAGTAAAATCATACTTAAATCTACCCAAATACAGATTCGGCAACTTTCTTATCGTTGTAGACTCAGGGGGAATATTGCAGCCAAATGGAACATATGTCGGTGGAGTTAATACATTTTGGATGTTTAGGGATTCCACCGCAGATGCTAATTTAGTTAAACTCAACCTGACGGGAAGTTCGGGACCTTGTGTGGGCTGTCTTTTAGCTGCTAATAACCTAAATGATGTTGCTAATAAACCGACAGCATTATCTAATTTAGGAATTGGGAGCATGGGTTTATTAAGTTCAACCGCAAGTGGAGATTTGAATGGCATTTGGCCCAATATTACAGTTCAGCGTTTTAATAATCAATTGCCGGCCTATTATCTAAATTATAATAACCTAACCAATCAACCCGTAATCCCTGCTCAAATAAACATTACAGACGCTGGTCTTTTCACGCATACCGGCACCTACCCTAACCTTACCTTTAATTCCAGGACTCCCGGATTCGAGGAGACTATAATTCAAAATAATGCATTATCGGGAGATAGAACTATAAACGGGGGAGCTTTTAATCTTTTGATTAGTGGCACGGGGGCGTTGGGAATTCCTGTTGGCACAACTGCGCAACGTCCATCATCCCCAGTTACTGGAATGTTGCGTTTTAATACAGACTCTCTGAAAAAGGAAACTTACAATGGGAGCACATGGGTAAGCGATGGAACGGGCGGCGGAGGCGGGGGTAGCGGGATTACCGCCTTAACAGGAGATGGAACAGCTTCAGGAACGGGATCGGTTCCCTTTACGTTGGCAACTGTTAATAGTAACGTATTCGGGTCTAATACATTTTTGAAATTTGGAGTAAATGGGAAGGGCCTCGTTACTTCGGCGACTGCTGTAGTGAGCGGAGACATTACCAGTGCATTAGGGTATACCCCGTATAATTCAACAAACCCAGCTGGTTACATAACCGGTAATCAGTCTATTTCTTTTACCCCCAATGCAGGCGGAGACGTTACGGGATCGTCTTCGGGAACAACTTCTTTAACCCCTACACTTACGATAGGTAATAACAAGGTGACTTATGCTAAGATTCAAGCAGCTTCCGGAGCAGCCTTATTAGGAGCAACAGGAGCAGGTAATTATCAAGAAATAACATTAGGAACGGGCCTCTCTTTTGCGGGATCGGTTCTTAATGCAGCACCCGGCGGGGCAACAAACTCAAATATTGGTGCTGGTTTCCGTTGGGCCGTTCCCTCAACAAACAATATCAAGACTGCTTTCGGAAGCGCATTTATAGCATACGACTCAACCACTAACACTAATGCTTTAACAGCAAAGATAGCCAATGGAACGCCTAATTATCTTTTAGGGTGGGATGGGTCTGGCAATCCAGCAGCATTAAAACCAGATACACTTTTTTATGCCCAGTTAGGTCAACCCGGAGATTCTGTTGGATGGATAAACTCTCTTGGAGTGATTAATTTTAGATTAATGCGAGATTCGCTATCATTTCATCACATAACAAATCCAGATGGGAGCTGGACTTTTTATTCTGCTGCAACTGGTGATTCTGGTATTGTAGCCGGATATGGTATTTCTGTAAGTAGAATAGCCGCTAATAATAGAATTGTATTTGCAGATACTTCTATTCCAAATGGAATAGCGCCGCGTCACGTTGTGATAGATACCGCATTTAATAGATTTGTGCGTACAGATTCTGTCAATATAAGATTCAGAAACCCTGACTTTAATACACAGCAAATATATTTAGATGCTGGAGTAGTAGCTGGGGTGTTTTACTATGACAACACGGATATAACCACAGCGGATGACAGCGTAATGACCTTCGTTACAAATCAAGGCAAAAGATGGAAGAGGTTAATCACTACGCCGTATATAAATGTAAAGTGGTTTGGTGCGCTGGGTAACGGGGCGCATAACGATATACCCAATATTACCAAAGCTATAGCATGGTTAAATAACAATACTAATAGCCCTACAAGAGTATTGTATTTCCCGTCTGGCAATTATGTTATTAATAGTCCAATCATTGTGGCTAGATTTAATGGCACAACATATTCTCAGGTTAATATGACATTGATGGGTCAGGCAAACGCTAAAAATTCCCCATCTCAATATACATCTGTAATTACTCCTACATTCAATAATACATTTGCAATAGGTATTCAATTAGGAAAGGGGTGTAATATAGAAAACTTTAAAATATCCGGGCAATTCTCTTTCCCGAATACTCTAAGTAATATTAGTGTTGATACATTAACTGAAGCTCAATGGACAGACGGATCGGCACGACAAAATACAGTTACTCCATATGCCGGTATCGCTATTGATCCATTTTCCGACTCTTTATCTTATACCTCAAATTCGGATTTATATCCGGGACTTCATTCTTATTGCCCTGCTGGATTACCAAGGGCTGGTAGTACAGATATAAACATCAAAAACTGCAATATAACTCAATTCATAGTTGGGGTCATATTGTCTCCATCCAATCAGCAAAATGCTGACGAAATAAACATGGATCAAGTTAATATAGGGGGCAATAAAGTAGGATTCGCATTTTGTCAATCTCAATCTAAAGATTGTAATGTAACAAGGTTTATGGCTTGGGCACCAGTCTATAGCATATTTGATAATGCTACCTACGGGATTAGACATGGTGATGGTGCTGGTTCGCCAAATATAAATGGCGGCAACATAGCTTCTCAGGTATATCAGCTGGGTTATATGAATGGGCAATCGTTTAGGGGAGGAATATATAATGTATATGCGGAGGGGTTATTCAAATTGGGGTCATGGGTTGGTCAAGCCGGCTATATATTCGAAAATTGTGATTTCAACTTTGCGACTAATGCATCAAATATCCCCTATCCTGACTTCTTTATATTTGCTGATAATGTAGAAATGGTAAATTGTCAAAATAGATTCTATGGCAATGTGCCTACGCGTATGATATTTACTGGAAGCCAAGTTAAATTTAGAGGTGGCACCCTAAATGCAGCGCCTTTCGTGGCGTCAATGAGCTGTTGCAATACTTCTCAAACTCCCACATTTGATAACGTTAGACTTTTTTATTCTCCGGGAGGGGTAATAGGTAGAAATAGGCCCACAAATCCATTTAATACGAATGGCGTAATGAATGGATTAATGTCTGCCGTGGCGGGTGGAACCGATCCAATATATCCTCAGAGTAATCAATCTGATATATATACTTTCAAGTATAGTGGATCATGGGATAGAACGGTCCCATTGGGAACCAAAGCTATTACAACTAATAGAACTACATGGAGTGGTTATTTTGTTTCAACTGCTGGCGATAGTACAAAAATAAGAGTGGGTGATTTTCTGGTAACCAATAATGCAAAGCCGGTCGGTCAATCAAGCACCGTTGCGACTACATCAATGCCTATAGGCTTCATATCAAAAATATCTAATGATACGGTTTACTTTAATAATCTGGCAACAGAAATAAAAGATAGTGCATATACTATTTGGGCTGGATACGCAGTCAATAATAAAGATGCATTTACAGGAAGCATGGTAAGCGGCCAAAAGTATATTACCAAAGTAATTACAGCCAATGGTAATTCTTTGGCAACTTTCTTTTCAATTGGAGAACGATTTGATTTGCCACAATTTGCATTAGGTACTTATGTAACAGGGGTCGGTAACGATACTGTCTATCTTTCAAATGTCGCCAATGCTACAAATCCGGAATATACATGGATGAATGGATTCCCATCTATTGAAATATGGAGTCCGTCTACCCCGGAGACTTTTACGCAGTCAAGTCAAAAATTGCCACTATATGGAGGAGCAATATATCACAAATCAATCGCAACTTGTTGTTCTTTTTTATATGCCGCCCATTATGGGGACGCGTATAAATCATATAAAATATTAAATTCAAACTTTTTTGGAGATACCATCATTCACAAAGTGAAATATTCTCCAATAATAGAGGATGTTGGCGGTATGACAATTGCTAAAGGAACTACAGCTCAATTGTTCAACCCTAATTATACTACGCCATTAATAAGGATTAATAGTGATAGTACTTTGAACGGGTTTTCACATGCAACTATTACGGACGGAAGTATAACCAGACAGCTTGCCTATCTGAATGATTTAACAATTGCTACTGATACGACTATACTATCCACAAGAAATAATGTAAATAGGGTTAGAGACTCCCTATTAGGTGTTTTGGTTAAAAATTTAGGGGGAGCCGTTGGGATATCCAGTGGTCCTTACTTATCGAGGCCCTCGGCTTCTAATTCGCAAAGATTCTATTGGTCTACTGATTCTGTATTTTACTCCTACGATAACGGGACTTGGAATGATATCCGAACCGCCGCAGGAGGCAATAATTCTTTTTTAAATATTCAGGCAAATAGTTTAGGTACTACCCAAGACCCTTCAAAAGGTATTTTAATAAACAACTTAACTGCTGCTGCTGCTGGCGCACAGCAAATATCTCCGGGTCTTGTATTAGAGGGGCAAGGATGGAAAACGAATGCCACAGCTGCATCCCAATCAGTTAAATTCAGAATGGATGTTACACCTATACAAGGAGCAGCTGCGCCTACGGGACAATTTAAAATAGGCTCCTCTATAAATGGTGGCGCATATGCCGATAAAATAACCATTAATTCGGATGCGATTGGCGGCATATTTACATCCGCCGGATTACAAATGAATGGAGCGGGCCTAAATTTTTCAGGCGGAGGTACTGTTGCCCAGCAAATGACAGTTGGGGGTGCATGGACATTCAACTATTCCAGCGGACTGGCTTCAAATGCGAACGCATGGACAATGACTCATGCAACCGGCGTGTATACCTCCGGCACTTCCAGCAATCTGAGAGTCTTAGGTACATATAACCCGCCGTCTGGTACTGGTGAATACAATGCCGCCTTTATTACACCTACTATCAATCAGACGGGGGGGGCAAATGGAATTACCAGAGGATTATATATCTCCCCTACTCTCACATCCGCTGCTGACTTTAGAGCGTTAGAAATTACGACTGGCCAATCTATTCTTGGGGGCTCACTTACTGTCAAGTCAATCTCTACAGGCTCCGGAACGGACTCTGTTTTAGTTGAAAATGGAGGCCTTATAAAAATGGTAGCTCAATCATCCTTGGGAGGGTCTAATATCTACAATGCAGACGGAGCCTTGACGGCCAATAGGACACTTTCCGGTGCAACATTTTCTCTTGCATTAGGCACAAGTGGCAGTAAGATTGGTGGTTTATCCATTAATTCGAATGGAACGACCATAAGCAGTGGTATATACAATAGCGCAGGGGGATCACAATTATTACTGGCCGCCAGCACTATTAATAATGCGATAACTACAGGCGGGGGAACAGTTAGCGACTTCTCTGCATATTTTTTCAGGACGCCAACAGTCACTAGTACAAATGCTGTAAACTATTCTCACGCAGCAACGGTAAGGATTGAAAATTCCCCCACAATGGGAACCAACTCCACGGGGACTAATCAATTATATGCATTAGATGTTGCTGCCGGTATATCCCACTTTGGGGTAGGTAATTCCAACATATCAGCTTGGTTCGATGGAGTAATAGGGGTTAGTGCGCCACCAAATAGCACAATACTACTTGGGATAGGGGCATCTTCTTCTAGTGTAACTTCTATGTACCTTACACCGGGAGCAGATGTAACAGGAAGCCTTTTGACACAAAGCGGAGACTTGTGGAATAACGGGACTAATTTATATTTTGTCGATGGGTCTTCTTCAGGTGTGAAAAGAGATTTATTGAATGAAGGAACGTCTATAACAGAGAGCTCTGCGGGTACCTTAACCTTAACTCAACAATACACTGATTTCATATTTACTGGCACCACTACTACATGGACTTTGGGGGCATTAGCGTCTAATTTCAATAGAACTATTCATATTAAAAATGCAGGCAGCGGAAACATCACTTTGAACAGAGCAGGGAGTGACCAAATTTACGACGTAAGTGCTGTCACAAGTATAACAATAACGCCGGGAACAGCAAGAACCTTAAAGGGTGGTGCAGCTTTTTGGTATGTAGAGTAAGAAATTTATAAACATGAAATATATATTTGGAGCCATATTAGCATTGGGGGTTGTTTTTGCAAGCTGGTTTGCATATGATCCTTCTGTTAGGATGACAATGAATAATGCCCCGGGGCGTACATTGTCAACCACGGGAAGCAATAACACATTCACTATAAGTACCACAAAGTGTACATCGGTTGCTTATACTGTTAATTTCAGTGCTGCGCTTACTTTGGGAACTAGTAATGGGCGTGTTCAATTGGATGTGAGTTTAGATGGGGGATCAAATTGGATAACTATTTCAAGCGTGTCTCAGGTATTCGGTGTTTCAGTAACCATTACAACCAATCAAGATTTAGTCCTTGCCGGCATGGTGCCAGCTAACGCTTTAGTTCGAATATACAGAATAAACAATGCAGGAGTTACCGTTACGTTAGGTTCACAGCAGGAATGCACAATGTAAAAAATAGATTCACATGATAAAATACATTTTAGGTCTTTGTTTGCTCGTAAAAGGATTTATAGGGGAGAGTCAAACTTTTGTCAAAAAGGTGGGTGATATAGTGGGAAATCAAACCGTCATAAGCGTTCCTGTTGCGACCGGTAGCCCAACAAAGCAAGCACTTATTTACTACCCGGATGATTATTTTAAAGACACTACAAAAACCTTCCCCGTATATTTTTTCTTACACGGCGCTGGGGAGGCAGGTACAGATATAACAAAAGTTACGAACACCTCGTTGCCTAGTCTTATTAAGGCAGGATTGAAGCCGTATAATATCGTAGGAAAAGATACAATAAAATGGATAGTTATTAGCCCGCAGTGTAGTGAACCCGGGGGGAATTGTAGTTATTCGTGGCCTCAACTTAGGTACACCATCCCATATTGCTTGCAGAAATTCAGGATAAATAAGAACTGTGTTTGGGGCGGTGGCTTGTCTATGGGGGGCTCAGCTACTTTCTCTTTAGGAATGGCAGATACAGGATGGACTATGACTTACATGACTGGGTTAATGCCATTTTCTAATGCCGGATGGGATGATAATTTAGCCAAGTATGGCCCCAATCTTGCCTATTGTTTGAAGAAAGGATTGGCTGTGCTATATGTTATCGGAGATCAGGATCCCGGCTGGAACCCTAATGCATTTGGGGCGTATGATAAATTGATGAGCGCAAATGCCCTCCCCGGTCTTTATAGAGATAGCGTAATAAAAGGTGGTACACATAGCGCTAATGTTTGGAATACACCGTTCCCTTTTACGTCTCGCCTTTGGTCTAAAACCCAAAATTCATGGGATTTAATGTGGTCTTTCCGAAAAAACGCCAATGTGGTTGCGCCTCCGCCGGTCGTGATACCGCCCCCAACTAACCCACCTGCATCATTGCCTTATCCGGTTCGTATTGTAGTGAAGTACAGTGATAGTTCTTGTCAAATAATTTACATGAAACCATGAGGGTACTAATATTCCTGCTAATATGCATTGGGATTCTAAGCTTCAAGATAGCTAAGGATAGGTATGTAGAATATAGAGATTTTAAGCGCATGTACGCCGGTATATACGTTACCAAAGTTGCAGCGGCAGAATATTTGGTTGCTTATCTTTATAGCGATAGTACGGTAAGAGCCTATATAAATGACGTTGGGGCATCAGTGCATTTCATTCCTTATGTATTTGGAGGTAGAAAGGCTATAGATGTTGCCCCAGCTTTCAACCATGTCATGATTTTGGATGATCAGCATTACGTTTGGAGAAATACCCCGTCCGGGACGCCAGCAGGACCAGCATGTACAAGATATGATACAGATACAGCAGGAAATCAATTCAATTATTCTTATAAACTATATGCGTATTTCGATTGCTACCTAACAACAACGCAAAATAACGATTCATTAATTTATTGGGCCACTACCGATGGTCTTAGATGGATAGACGGTACCGGCACAAGAACCTGCAAGCCCTTCCTTATTTGGCAACCCCCGTCCGGAAGAACGATTAAGAAAGTGGCAATGGGGTTGACCGTGTCTGTATTGCTGGATAATGGGGATGTATACGAAAGGGGAACTGGCGGTAGCTCTTTTGCTAAAGTAACGCTTCCGGCTGGATCATATTGTACAGACGTGTATTGTTCATACAAAGATTTTAGGACATACATTCTACATAATTACGCTGGTGGGGACCCTACCTTGGGGGTTCTCGCTTGGGCTGGTTCTCGATCAGGATTCTTTGGAGATAACCAATCAAGATCAAGTCCTTTCATTCTGTCATGGCCTTTCCCTAATCACCTAAAGATGTTAGGTGGTGATGATAACACGGCAATTATGATAGATTCAGCCGGAAGGATGTGGGGAAATGGGGACAATCCACAAGGAGAAGTAGGTAACGGATCAGAGATAGTAAATAGGTATGATTATCATAACTTTTGCTGTTATACGCCCTATGCATGGTCAACTGATGAAGGACAGAACCCTGTTGCTCCGGCTGTTGAAATAGGAATTGGACAGACGTGGAAATATATAGCTGATGAAAAAGGATTTGCCTTCCATCACTTCGCCATTACAACTAACGATTCATTGTATAGATGGGGGCGTAGTAAAAGCTTCGACTTATGGCCATACGCCTCCAATAATGAAGCCACATATCCAAATAATTGGGACATTCTATCTCCCACTCAATACACTCTTTTAGCTACTCCAACTGGGTCGTATATCACATTCATTTTACCAAGAGTTCATTGTGTGGCAGGACAGCCAACCAATTCAACCGTATCGACTAGTACAAGCAGCATAAGCCTTGGGGGGCTGGATACGGCTAATTTTTCTGGCCCCGTAGGTTATTCAATCTCATCCTATCAATGGAGTCTGAAAACCAAACCGGGCAGTGCGCCAAATCCTACCTATACATCTGCCACATCCCAGACTACTACGATAAACGGATTACAGAATGGTCAATACCAATTTTATAAGAAAATGACAGATAATAACACCGGTATTTGGGCCGACAGCGTTACCGTAAATGTGAATATCGTATCTGGTTGCGGGGGATGTACGGTTTTAAAACAAGTGAGAACCTTCAAAAGAGTGCCCTAGATGGAAAAGGAATTTCTTCAATACGGAGTATTGGGAATGGTGGCAGTGGGGTTAAGTTGGTTCATTATGTATCTTATAAAGGATCATAGAAAAGAGAGAAAAGAATGGAGGGAATTTCAGGAAAAGCAAATGGATAGAATAATGGAACAAGGAGATGAGAGTAACAAAGTAATAAGAGAACATTCTAATCTATTATCAGGAATAAAAGCCTTACTCGAAAACCGTAATTGAAATGGGTAATTTTATAGTTACTGAAATCCTATTTGGCATTGTATGGATCATTGGAGCCTTGGTATTAAGGGAGTTTGTTATCTCCAAGGATGGAATGCTTAGAAAGATCATGATTGCCTATTTCGCCGTGGAAGTATTCACCTATTTGGGAGCGGCTATTTACTTTCTGGCCATAGAAGAAAAGTGGTCGGATATGTCGATTAACACATTCAGAATAGTTGTAATTACTCCAAAAGTTTTTGTTAAATTGTGGTTACTTTGGTATCTTAAATCCGGTAGAAAAAAGCTAAAATCCTCAATATGAGCCCCTTCTTGGAAGAATTATTGGGCAAAAACAACCAGCCGGGTGTTATGCTGGCTGCATTCGTTTTCGCCCTCATTGGTCATGCTATCGTATTATTGGGTGGAACCATGCTTAGGGTACCTAAGTCGCCCGATAGCCCCGAAAAGTTTTCCCTCTCTTATCTTCTCTACGACAACGCTAAACGTATTCTTTATGTCCTGCTGCTTATAGTGGTAGGCATTCGCTTTTTACCAGATTTCACAGGGATGCAGGTAACCGGATGGGGAGGTTTTTTAGTTGGGTCTGGTTTGGACATCATCGCACTTGTAATTAAGCAACGGACCAAACTGTTAGACCCCAAATCTTGAAAACTTTTGCACGATATGGTATTGTAACGGTTGTGGCTCTTCTATGCTTTTGGTTTTGGCTTCAGAAGTGCAATAACGTTCCCGGGCCAGATCATACCCAAGACAAGGTATTTGTAGATAGTGTCACCAATATGGTAAAGGGGAAGTTGGCCGAATTTCAGCACGTCTATGATTCGGTGAAGGCCGCCAATGTGGTATTGCAGAAAGATAAGGATAGCCTTGTAGGAGTAGTAGCCGCATATAAAATAGACCTCAAATCCAAAGGCAACGATATTCAGGATTTAATAAACTCATTAGACGAATCAGAGGACGCCAAGGACACGCTCCGACAGCTTACCTTATGTGATAGCCTCAAAGGCCAATTCGCTTCAGCCAAGGGGCTAGTAGGGGCCTATATCCACGCAAACGATAGCCTTTCAGCCCTCAATAACCAGATCATAACTTCAAAGGATGCCATCATAGGCCGGTTAAACGGTATGTTCACGGATGCCAATAATTCCCTATTTCAGGTAGGGTTAAAATATGACCAATTATACGCAGATTATAAACGATTAAACGTCAAGCCAAAAAGATTTGGTATTGGGCCTTCAATTGGGTATTATGCTACCCCGAACGGATTAAAACCGGGCCTTGGCATATCTTTTACGTTTAGTATAATTAAATTCTGATTATGCAGCACGAAACACACTCTGAAACTATTCAAAGCCAATATATTCAGCCATGGAACCCTCCTATTTTGACCGATTTTTCCAATTTGCGAAAGGCTGCATTCAAGAAAAGTTTACTACGGCTTTCAAAGGATGTTGCCTTGGCCTTATTGGAAGTCTTAATATTTTCTGGAATGGGGCGTTTGCTTCATCTGTGGTGATTTATATCCTTAAAGGATTTGGAACAATAATGTTAACGGCGGGGACTACTTTAACGACTTGCTATATATCTCATAAATTTGACCAATGGAAAGAGAAAAAAAGCCAAAGTCAAAAAAGAACAAAAAGAAAGAATAAAGCAGCTTAACAAAAATTACCTCATATGAATTATCACAAAGGGAAGAGAATTAAGGGCGAAAAGCCAATCCCTAAACCAAAGCCAGATGATGGAGCTACTACGCAAGATGAAGGAAGTAATCCAAATCCGCCACCACCCAAGCCACCACCGCCGGGACACTAATAAGAGGCGTGTAATATGGATCGTGGCGCTCTTATTGATCTCGATAGAGATTACTGAAATTCCTACGTACCTTAGCTACTGGCGGCCTGAGGTAATGAAGAACGAAGTGGATTGGTTTTGGCTCAGTTCATTTCACTACAAAATGGCCGAATACTGGTATTGGAAAGAAACGGCTTGCGGATTGGCTTGGATTATACGAATGATCGCATTTACTAAGACGGCAGTACAATATAGTACCACCGTCTTTTTGGCGTCTCTTCTTATATTGGGGCACATGATATTCAACTTGATAGCTTTTTGGGTAAATTACAATGCGTGTGCGTGGGTGTATGAATTCATGATATTGTTTATTTACATCGTTGGGAGATCGTTAGTGAGACCATTCAAGCCAGATGCTTTTTGTAAAGTAAAGTCATTGTTCTGACACGTTGGGAAAACTATATTACTTCATTTAAACACTTAGTTATGTTGTATTACATTGGGGGATTGATTATAGTATTCGGGGTTGGATTTTTTATAGGCGCAAATAACCCTCCGCGCCAAATCTTGCAAAAATTATTGAACAAGCACAAAGATTCCATTGATAAAATAATGAAAAGCTAATGGACGAAAGATCATTAAAGGAACTTAATACACTCCATCCTAAATTTAGGCAATCAGCTATAGATGCATGGACAGAGGCCCAAGCCGCAATGCCAGACAATGTGAAGATTGTAGTAACTCAAGGATTGAGAACATTTGAGGAAAGCGATAAGTTATACGCTCAAGGAAGAACAGCGCCGGGGCCAAAAGTTACTAATTCCGCTGCTGGGCAATCTTACCATAATTATGGGCTGGCCTTCGATTTTTCAATGATAACCAATGGAAAAACAGATTGGGTGCTTGGGCCTAATTGGATGAAAGTAGTTGAAATCATGAAAAAGCATGGAATGGCGTGGGGTGGTGATTTCAAATCAATAGTTGATAATCCACACTTTGAAAATCGGTTTGGCTTTAATTGGCGACAATTGCTGGCTAAACACAAAGCGGGAGACTTTATCACCGGCACACAATACGTTAATATTTAATACTGTTCATAGGGATACAAAAGGGTTATTGAAAAGGCCGTAGTCTATTTAGATTATGGCCTCATTTTTTAGGGGGAAGTGGGTAATTATGGGATTTGGTGGAAGTTTTCTGAAAATAAATTTGGAAAAAGGGAAAAGAATATTGTACCTTAGATTCATGAAAGGGAAAGAGAAATTAAAGTCGGTCAAAATAAGCGAATCGGTTCACGAGTCCCTAAAGAATCAGGCTATATATGAAAAAACCACTGTAACAAAAATTGCAGATCGCATATTGTCACATAATCTTGAAAATATAAAATTAGTGCGCAAAAATTAATCGCATCATGGACTACAAAACCGTCTACGACAAGATTATACAAACTTATTATAGAGATGAAATAAAGCCAATGGACCCGGAATTCTGTTTTTGTGGAACGATAGCCGATGGGGCTGGATGGTATGTTGGTGATGTGAATTATTCATTAAATGAATACGAACAAATGGAGCACGCTCTTTTCGTCGGTATCAAGGAAATCGATGGGCGGTATTGGAGCGTCCGAGACGAATTAGAGAACTACCCAAATATGACGGAGAGTGGAATATTTAATGGTATGGTTAAAGCACTGGAAGTGTTGAGGGGAATACACATATCAAGAGGAGAGAAGATAGATGAGGAGGTGACGTTTAAGAAAAGAGAATTACAATTGTAGGGTATGAAAAGAAGTATAGCATTAGCAATCTTTGTTTTTGGTGTATTTTCGACTTATTCCCAAGAAATAAGAAAGAAGTATATACTTCCGGGCCATTATAAAAGTCAAGGGGAGTATTACAGAACAATAGTATATTGTGACAGAAGGGATACGGTGCAGGTTAAAATATTCTATACAAATGGCGATGTTGAAGAGGGGTACAAAGAAGTGTGTAAAATGAAGGGGCGTATCTATGATGGGAAGAATATCCTCGACGCATGGAAAAGAGGATGGATATTCTATGATAAGTATGGAAGAAAAGTCACACAGAAAGTAAAATGTTATCAGCTTATTTAAGCTAATTGCAATAAGGAGGAGATTAGGATGATTAAGACGCAAATCTTGTGTTACTCAAGACCCTTTTTGACCGAATTATTGCAAAACTCATTCATATGGCAACGCAATCGTTAAACGCCGGATTTATTCTTATTTCTGGCCATTTTTTAAAGTTCTTTATTGGCTGTAATAGGCCGTCAAATATTTGCAAATGGTAACGTTAGGGGACGAGGCATCGAAACCTTTCGCAAAATTGTATGCTGCCCGTGGTCGAGGCCAACGGGATGGAGCTGGCTCTCGGAGGCGAATACAAACAATGTTGGCTGTAATAGTAGGATGAGGCCCCGCGAGGTAAACCTTCACTGCGATTTTAAAACTGTGGCCCTGTATTACATTATGGTAAATCAGTTCTACAGCCAATATTGTTATTTGCTTTCAAAATGTTTTTAATTCCGTACTTTATTTGGAGGTCGGAGGGTTGATCTCCTCATTGGCAAGCGGGGTAATAGCCGTACTGGTTCGATTCCAGCACCTCCACAAATCTTTATGTGGCCTACACCGGGGATAGGCTCCCGGATTTTTTTACGCTAAAATCCTAAAGCCATGCATACATTATACCATATTGGTGCTGTATTAATAGTTATAGCAACCGGCTTATTTCTAATGGGGAAGTTCAGTGTAAAGAAAGACCCAACAGAAGAAGAAGCTAAAGTCATTCAATTGGATGAACACGAATCTAAAATAGGAGGAGATTATCCGCCTTTAAAAAAGGCACAAAATAACTAGCTAAGTAGGACGGTTGTTTTTTAAAGGGTCGGGAGCCGTTATTAATCCGGCGGCTCCCATTTTTAAACAATCCCCTTAAAGAGTCTAATAGGATAAGGTAAAATGGTCAATGGCTTTTGATTAGCGCGGGGGGAGGGAATGGACGCCTTCCCCCTTATTTAATACGCAATAACTTTAAAAATTACTAGTCAATGAAGAAAATATTTTTTACTATCTCAGTAGCGCTTATTTCGATGGCATCCAAGGCTCAGGTATATGTCCAGTTCGTGAATACCACTTCTAAAAGAATAGTAGTGGATTTACACCTGAAGGGGGTAAAAGACACTATTCAGCCTGCTGAATCTGGTAAAAGGTTAGGCCCGTTTCGATTAATAAAGGAGAAAGAAGAGCTTTTAATTAACGACGCCTTCCCCTACAATCCGGATGTATCAAAGGATGGAGCCTATTATACCTCGGGAACATTTGTCATGCTTATCAAATGGTACCCCAAACATGGATTTATAGCCGATCTTATTAGAGTGTCGAACCAATCTCGCATGGAATAAATTTTATAACTTTTCAATAAAACCCCCTAATGTATGAAAAAGGTATTTTTTTGGATTTGTATCGTTGCTATGCTAGCTATTAGCGCTTGTGCCAGCTCCAAATCTGGATGCTATATGAGCCGAAATTTCAGTGGTACGCACTAAACTTATTGCCCCCTTCCTTAACAGATGTGGGGCCTTTGGTTATGGACTACGCGCGTCCTGGTATTCTTGCCGGGACTTTTTTAACAGTTAAAGTATAATATAATGAATGCTCAATCAATTAAAGAAATAGTCACAGAAGGAGAATTAGATGCCGTATGGGGAAGTGCAGACTTTGGGTCGCTTTCAAAACGAGAGGTGATCTACGATGGACTTTTACATTGCTTAGGTGGGTATAGGACTGGGCATACTTTGAAAGAAATATTAATCCAACTAGGCCTTGTTTATGCCAATAAATGGGACTTGACTAAAAAAGGTCGTGAATATTTGTATTTGGCTATTACAACCAGATTATGATCGATAAGCCTACATCTCCTTTTCCTCAAATAAGAGGTCTTATAATACTTGGATTTATTTTATATTTGTTATTTGCATAATGATTCAACAGTTAGTTTTTGGGTAATCCCGGCTATTCTTGGCTGGGATTCTTTTTTAAATGAATAAAGGGAGCCGATATAATATCGAACTCCCTTAGTGAGTACGCTAGTACCTCCTTATGAAACATTATTTATGCGTCAAACAATAGACAACCACTAGCAACACCAATACAACCAATCCTAAAGCACACATAGCAAGAATAAATAGCTTCTGTATGCTCCTTCTAGTCGTCTCCATGTCTGATAAGCCTTTTTCAAATTCCTTTTTAGAAGGCCAATATTGAATTTCCTTTCTCATATTAATCAATTTCAATTGGTTCCACACGAGTATCAAATAACTCCTCATCCAATACTACTGACTCTGCTGATTCCATTGTAAGAAAGGTGTGAGCCTTGGATAGATCATCTGTCCAACCCCAATCCCCCCAATATAAAAAGGTAGTCGCTAATGGTTCTTTTTGAGGGGAAACAATGCAATATAGGGTATGTAACATAAGATAGAATTATAATTCATTAAATTTGTCAATAGCTGCGGTAGGACTATTGGTAATCAATTTTACCACTCCTTCGTATGACACCTCAAAATTACCAGCCCCCGTGAAATATAGTCTTCTTTTGCCATCGCTGGCGTACAATAATTTAGATTCATTAAGCCATTGGAGCAGGTCTATGATGTCTAATTCTAATCGTTTCATTTGTGGTGATTTTCTTTATTTGCTTCTTCTAAAATTGACATTGCAAAAGATAATGATTTAGCGGCTATCTGTTGACCTGTATGAGAGTGGTAGATTGGATTAGAAACCATTCCTTGACCGATCATAAGAGCGGCATATTCAAGTTTAGTAAAGCCTTCAGCCCCCTCTACCATTTGTCCAGCCGCAAAAGGTTTATTGTCAATTGGGTGGAGTATGATTTGCTGTGCGAAGGCCGGTGATTTTAAGTTATCCATTTATTTACTTTTTAGTTAAATGAATTAATGATACCGGTGCTCCAATAGATTCATGATAAAATCCTATGTATAGAGTATGATCCTTTATTTGCCCGTGAATTTGTCTCCGTCTTTTGCCAGCGGCATTTCTTCCGGCCAATCGATAGCTTCAACATTACATGACGGTGCTAATCTGTCTATCTCTTTACTCATTACATGCTGGTTATAAAAAGATAAGCCTAGCATAAGGAATAAAACGGCGATTAAAAGGTTCTTTTTCATAAGAGGTTATTTAAACACTTTGATATCTTTACCTAATTCACATCCATTGGGGCATTTATAATGCCTTTCGGTTTTCACAATTAGGACCTTATACGATATTGTAGTCGTATTGCCTTCTTTCTTTCTGGCTGGCGAAAGTCTTTGTGATTTAAGATACATCCCGCAGTGACACATATATTTTGCCATAAGATAATTTTTTAAAATGAACAATGTATTTATACCTATTTATTGAACTATGGAATATTCGTTGTATCCATGGCTATCGGACGCTCCAATTAACTTTACCGGCTCAGTTGCTCCCATGACCCATATTCCCCAGCCTTTACGAGGGTCTAATTTTGACATGTCTATTTCATCCACAATATCCCCTTGGTTAAGCTTATCCCATTCTTTCCCGACTACTGAACGTAAATCGCCAATCTTTATTTTTCTGCCAGTTGGCCTATTGGGGGCCTTAGATTTATATTCGGATTCCCAAGCGAGTCTTTTTTCTTCTCTTTTTATAGCAGGCGTTAAAAACGTAATCGGGATAAATTCGTTGTCTCCTTTTAATTGTATGATCTCAAACAATCTCATAGAATAAGCAAGCGCATCGTATTTTTTAGGGTCTAATTCATGATATCCGTCATCCTCTCCTTTTGTTTTATTCCATTTTTGGACCCATACATAGGATAAATCTTCCACGATAAGTTTAATATTCTTTTCGACTTCGTAATTGTCTATGATTATCCTTAGAGGTTCTTTTCTGTATTTAATAAGTACATCTGTAAGCAATTTTTGAATAGATGCCATGTACACAAAAGTGGTATTAAATATGAGTACATCGCACCAATTAATGAGCTTAGCCAGTTCTTGCCCATTATTATAAACATTGGTTATCACTTTCACTTCAGCACCTTTTCGCTTTTCGCGTTTTACCCATCTACTAGCAGGCTGTTCGGGCTTGACTTTAATATCAGCCTCTACGTGCAATATTTTCATAACATTTAATTATAGTTAACAATAAAGCCATACCTTACTTGTTCTTTAAAACCCATCCTATAATCATAGGTAAAGTATTTAAATATGGTCTCTCCCCCAACAGTTTGTTGGCCAGATTTTCGCATTCTACACAAATATCGTTAACGTCCTCTATGGTATAATCCTCATCTTCTTCGAATGAATCCGCACCACAATTTTGCGCCATGGAAGCAATCCACATTCTAGCTATCTCCTTTTTCTGTCTCTTTGTCATAATCAATTGTAATTGACAATAAAGTTGTACCTAGTACGTAGAACATATTGTATACGTTCCATATCCCGCCATATAGGAAAGCGATATTCGGGGCCTACTTTTTTCTTCTGCACATTCAGCCGCTCGAAGGCTATGATTAGTTTGTCTTTCATATTTGTATTTTAATTGTTATACCAATAGTCTACGCCAATTTTAGCGGCTTCAAAACATTGGAGGATTGTTGCGGTTGGCTCCTCTGCTCTTAGCCTTTTGTAGACCTTATAAAGAAGTCGAAGCCTATTTGACCACTCGCTATACATGATAGGCCTTAGCGAGGGGATTTCTGGGTTAAAATATCTGTGGTACATATTAATGTCTTTTACTGCCAAATCCACGCCCTGGTATTGGTGCGCGGCTGGCAGTATTGAAACCGTCCTTAAATGAATGCTTTTTCGGGGCTTTTTCTGGGGCGTGGCATAGGTTCTGGTTGTTGTACCTCTCCGCCATGCTCGTAAATGAATTCAGCCAACTTATCCCTATCCATAAGCTTCTTTTTCCCTATTAGTACTAGCTCCCTTTCCGCATCCATAAGAGCATAGAGGTTATTAAAGAACCATTCATCTTGCTTGGTTAATGACTTTTTCCTTTTCATATATAAAGATTAAAAGAGAATAAATTTTAGACCACATTGATCAGGCCTTAATGTACGAAGCCGATAAGAGCGACTTAAATAATACACTCCAATTAGATGCTTGTTAGTCCTAATTCCTAAGGACCAGCCATGTTCAGATTTAGACGTAACTAGTTTCATATAGATAATTTTAAATAAACAATACAATTAAGCTAAACAAGGAATAAGATAAATAGAATCCACGAACAAGCACCAAATAGCCATCATAAACTTGTCTTTCTTTGGTCCTTTAGCTGCTAATAATACACAGAGAGTAATCATAAAATGAGGGTTTATTTTTTGGATTTAGTAGCATATTTAGGAAACGAAGCATTGCACAGCCTTCTTTCCACTCCAAGGCTATCGCAATAGCTATCTATGGCAGCTTGTAAAGCGAGGCCGATTGTATCACCTCTCCATGATAGATCAAATCGAGACAGGTTTTCTATCCTACAAGATCCAATATTAATCCTATCGCCCGCGTTATCTCCGGTTGATTCGAAAGTTGCAAGAAAAGTGCTACCACAGTTCTTCATCTCGTTTGCGTATTCAGGAGCTTCAAAAAGAACTGAATGAAAGCCAATTCCGGAAACTCCATTGCGCTGATATTTAACTTTTAAGATATTCATAACTAGCTTCTATTTAAAAAAGGGTTATTTAATAAGTCTACAAGTATAATAATGGTTGGCTAGCATTACCCAATTAATTAGGCCGTCTTTTGTCCAATAAGCTCGCCCAGACTTGTAAGTAAAATCATAGAGGCCAAAATCAGAAATATCAGCCTTACGCCATTCGGATTTTTGGCAATTTGACGATGCATCAAAAGCATAGTCGTCTGTAAGTATAATATCTGTCTTTATCTCAACATTCCCAGCTGCTATTTGCTTTTTTAGCCATCCACGGTTGACAGTTCCGGATGTTTTTGTTTGATTGTTCATATAATATTTTTATTTAATTAAATGTGTAACGATTAGTATCCAACTAAATCAGAGATTGGGAGTTTGATATTTAATATCATAGGAATAGCGCCAGCCCAACCGCCGTATTCGGTATCAATCCACACGTTTTTGCGCCCTACCTTAGTCACAATCCCGCGTATGCCTTCGCCAGCGACCACACCAGCCATCCGCTGGGGCGGTTTTTGTTGTACTTGCTGTCCTATCTGTAACTTATTCATAATCAAAAGTTTTTCTACCTCAAAAGCCGGGACCATTTACGGTGCCCGGCGTCGAAATAAAATATGAAACGATTAGTTGCAGACTTCAATCAGCCTTAAGAATTTATATGAGCAACCCCTAATTTCTAAAAGGGCAGAGCTCAGGTGTCCCCATTCGGCCTTTCCCTTATTAGCCGTCCATCCGTGAGGAGAGAGGAATCGACGGCTATCTTTTACATCAACAATAAGGAATTTCATAACTGTTATTTTTAATTAGATGATTTAATATAGTTAGCGAATTCCAAAAGGAGAATAAACACACCCTTCTCATTAAGTGACTCTTTACGGCTATTCATGAATTCAACGCAATCGCGCAGGATGTCCGCGCCGCTTTTGTCTTCATTGCGGTATTTCTCTTCGAGAGAAAGGATATCTTTAATTTCTGAGTCAAGAGGTGTGATGATTGGAGGATACATAGTGTTTGTTTAATTAGAGTGATTTAATTATCGTTCCCGTTAACAAGATAAAGATAATACACAATTGAACATTGAACAAATAATTGGGTAAGTATTTCACAAGATTACCCATAAACCCCTAGACTAATTGGGTAGAATGATCCAAATGCGGTTTTTATCGCCTTCTAATTCATATTTGAACCATAATTCCCGTGTTGCACCGATATGATTATGATCGCATCCCAAATCCTGGCGTATAAGCCTATAGAGGTAACTCCATGACATTTTATGCCCGCGTCTGGTCAATTTTTTATTGTACTTCTCTGCGTATTCTTTAATACTAACCTTCTTCATGCTATTATTGCCTTTATTTTCTGAATTGCTAAATTAATCTCCTCGCCGTCCACTATCTCAATATCTACAATATTGACAAACGGATAATCGCTCTTCAGGTCCGATATTTTGCCCTTGTTGCGCCTCTTATCGGAGTTATGGTAATCACCAAGCGTTATATTAATGATAGTGGTTATCCCATCTTCAATTTCTTCCCTGAAATAATCCCAATCAGGAGTATGATCTTTGACGCGAATGAGATTGGTCCCACTTCTGGCATAGCCGCAAGACAATTGATTGGCTACAAAACCAAGCGCTTCTCTAATGTCATATTCTACAACGCCTACATTATCGTGAGATAAATACATCATAAAACAAATGTACATTGAATATTGAACAATACAGCTAGTGGTAATGGGTAATTTTGAAAAGACAACGACTAACTGTCGTGTCTCAATAGGCAATTAATCGGCTTTTGCCTCGAACTTGCAATACAAGTCCATGTCTTGGTGTAACGTTACCAACAAATGGGCGCTTTCGCTATTGCCGTCAGCATTGGCAATAATCACCGAATACTGAGCAATCCACGCATCGTATTGCCTACGTGCGTCTGCATAATGCACGAATTCAAGGTCTAACGTGTTTTCACCCTTCTCATTGGTTAGCCACCATTTTAATGTTACTTGGTACATAGGTAATGTTGTCATTGGTTAGTGACAATACAAATATATTGAACATTGAACAAATATACAATAGTGGTAATTGGGTATTTTCAACAAATGATGCATTTATTTTTTGGGCCTGCCAACTGGCTGAAGATCGGGTGCTGTGCGCTTGTCTACTAAATGCCTTCTATGATCTGCTCCCGGCAATACCACATATTTAATCTGTTCGCGGGTGATCCATGAACTAATTGTACTGCGTGGTATGCCCATTTCTTTAGCCAATGCTGCGGGAGTAACCCAATTACTGTCTAATTCTTCAATATTCATAAACGTTTACTTCTTCTACCGTCAAACCCCGCCTAAATCAATAGAACGGGGTGAACGACTTGCAAAACTTTGCAAGAAAAGCAAGAATATTAAGCGTTAACGCTATTTTTTTCAATTAATTCAGCCAATAAAGCCTTTGCTCTGTTGGCCTCCTCAAGCCATCCTGCCCGCAATCCATCAACCCAATAAGAAAAGGATTCTTTTGAGGTTATCTCCTTCTTTACTTTTGCTGAAATCATTAAATCTACTCTCATATAATCCGCAAAAACTTCAAGGGAAGAATTGCGCATATGATAGAATCCGTTTTCTATGGCATACATTGGAGCGCCAGATTCGTTGGATAAATGAAGGTCCACGAATATTTTTAAAGACGGCATTTTGCTAAGTATATCCTCATGGCAGCACCCACATCGATCTATATTTCTATCTGATAAAATGTTACTGCCTTTTCTCCAAATATCTGCCGTAATAGCCCAATCGTTATGGCCATTATTGCAAGGATCAGACAGTCTAATATGTATGTGCATTGGCTCGCCATGTACTGTGTGGGTTTTAATTGTCGTGTTCATTTTGCAAAGTTTTAATTGTTATTGATAACACAAACATACGATGCATTACTAAATATTGCAAACAAATGATGCATTATTCATAAAAAATACCCATTTACATGAACAGCCCCCCCCCCCCTCACCAACCAATATCTCATCCCTGACCAACCAATCGCCCTCAATCAATTACACAACACATTGAAAAACAGTTTGCCGCTGGCTCATATCACTTTTCCAAACCAATGACAACAGTCATAACAACCAATCCAATCTCGTTTGGCCGATCAAAAACTTTAGGCCGGCCCTCAATTTAAGCCCGTTTTCGCCCTGGCGATTGACCCCGACACAAACCTGCGTCCAACCCCCGATCCTGCCTCTATGGGCCTGTAATGGCTTTATAGCCCACAAAACAGTTGCTTGCGAACCAAGGCCAAAGACCTTCCTTGAAATTCATTTCTTTTTCTGCCGTGGTTTTAAACGGCGGATTCACGCCACCCGGTCTAGGAACTTGACTTGCCCAAGGGCGCGGCCTCGCTCTAAAGGACGGGGGTATCCAGCGAAGGAGAGCCCATAGCTTTGTTGTTTTTCTATTTAGGCGGGGATTGGTATTGCTTTTCTAAAACGGGCTGTATTTGGCTTAAAATGCGTCTGGTTTGATTCCGAAAACCAAAAGTTCGATGCCGCCGGTTGATTCTAGCGGAAATTCCCCCGGCCGGAAGGGCCGCCCCGTTTGTTGCGTTGGACACCTGAATACGCTTGTGTGGACCTTTCTCCTAATTTTTGGGTTTGTTGGGGGTAAGTGGGTATAAATTAGCGCCGCTTGGTATATGTCGTAGCGAGTAATTACATTTGCTAAAAACACCATGCAAACATTGGGAGAACTTTTAAAGGTTGGCCGGGAAGGTCAAGGGTTCACATTAAGGCAAGTTGAGGAGGCGACGGGGGTATCAAATGCCTACCTAAGTCAGTTGGAAAACGGGAAGATTAAACGGCCATCGGCTAATGTCTTGTATAAGCTGGCGCAGATTTACAAAATGACTTTGGACGAACTGTTGAAGGCCTCCGGGATGATCGTGGTCAAGCAGCCGCCTGAGGTTGTCGTTGTGAATAATAAAGCACTTGGTCCTATGCTGATTACCGACGACGAGGAATCGCAGCTTTTGGAATACCTTAGATGGCTTCGTTTTAAAAAGCAGCAAAAGTTCCCCATCGTGTAAGTGGGTAGTTTTAGTCGGTTATTCGGAAATTCCGAAAGGGTGCTATATCTTGGTCACGAATAGTTGGTGATCGCTTTTTGAAAAACTGTTTGGACAAGGGTTCGAATCCCTTCACCTCCACCGCTTCAGCCATTGGGTTGAGTATTGCCGGCCGCCTTGAGTAAGCGGCCATTTTGGGGGTGCCCGGTTTTGACAGCAGCCTAGTAGGATTGCAGGAGATTATTCGAAACAACAAAAGACAAAGGTGTAATACCTTTCGGTGGCGGCTTCATGAAAGCTGCGGCCTAACGTGACTGGCCCCCAACGATATCGGGGGCTTTTTTATTTCCTATTAGTTGTGTAGCTTTAGATGTATGAACAAAGGGCGGCGACAAGAATTAAAAATGCTTCACTTTAAAAAGAGGATGAAGAAAATGAGACTCATTCATCCAGATGGGAACTACTATGCCTATCGATCCCATTCTACCCCTTGTTCTTGCTGGTGTTGTCGAGGAGACAAATACAATCGCGCTAAAGATAAAAGATACGGAAATTCGTAAATAAGAGTAAAAAGTTTATCTTATCTTCGATTTATTAGCTGTGACCAATTCCGGCCAGCATAAATTAAATAAATCATGGAAAGCAAGATCACAATCGAAATTCACGATGACGGCCAGCCGTATTTGTACATCAAATTTAATCCTAGTCCAGACTTGCGGGATAAAGTGCTGGGAATGTTTTTAACTAGTACCGGCGCTCTTGATCCGGAAAACAAAGGAAAGCCCGTAGGATTATCGCTGAGTGTTTTGGACATTAACCAAAAAACATTTGATTGCATTGCTCTAATAGAGCCAGCAGCTTATCAACCATCATAAGAGTAAGAGTTGAATGTAGTAAAGAAGCCCTTCGGTAATCAATCCGTGGGGCTTTTGTATTCTATCTCTATACCCGCATCAATAAGAAACTGCCTGCAAGCGTCTGGCCCTTGTCGTCTCAAATTCTCACTCACTCTACGAATAGATTCTACGGTTTCTTTTATCTCCCGCTGTACTTCTTCATATGATTGGTTCCAGTACATAGTATAAAGGTAATGGTTTTGGGTATATTTTATTTTTATTTGGAAGTCTGACATGTTTTATGTTAGATTTGTGTCATGAGTAAAACAGAAAAAAAGAAGACATTTACGTACTATGGTACGCCATCCGTCAGAGATAGGGCCATGAAAAAGGCCGATAAGGAAGGGATGACGCTTGGAGAGGTTGTGGACGGGCTGCTGGCCTTGTACGTAAAAACAAAAAAAGGCGCTCTTTTGCAATCTCAAAAGAGAAAAACAGTATTGGTATTCGGCAGCGAACAATACGAATTAAAATAACCAACACATACTTTAACTATTAAATATTATGAGACTATATAAAGAAACAGATATTACGCTCCCTACAAAGGGGAGATTAGACAGAAATGTGGTTAAAGTTAAAGGCAAGCAAGTTGGGTGGTGGGTAGTGCTGACTGATTGTTATTTTGACCCATTACCGGATGCTGGCTTGAAAGACTTCGATGCAAGAAGTATAGTGGGCCTGAAACGAGGACTCCTTCAGCAATTAAATGAATCCATCACAATAAAAGAACAATGACAGAATCCGGAAAGACAATATCAGTCCAACGCAAGTACGCTATATCCACTACCTTTTTAGATACTACTCTTGAATCAGAAGATGTAATAAGAGAAGGAGAAACAAGAGAAGATGCCATGAATAGGGTGATAGATGATCTTGATAGAATAGCAGACAATCGCCGAAAGAAGCTATATCCGCATCGTGAAGAAGCTATAGAGGTAAAGCAAATAGGCACCATTCAAGTAGATAATACGCCAGCGGACGGAGACGAAGCCTTGGCGTTGATTAAAAATGCTCCTTCATTAGAAATATTGGGCACCTTCAAACTAATCGCCGCCACTAACAAAGAGCTTTATGAAGCATATAATAAACGTTTAAAAGAACTAACTAAATGAAAAATGCCTTTCTACTGCTAACTGTTGTTTGTCTTTTGTCTCTCTCTGTAATCACATGGGCGTTGATTGACGGAACAAAGTTATACATCCAAGGAGTCCCGTTATTAATCATCTATTTATGGATGATGACGATTGCTCTCATTTCCATGGGTTTCTATGTAATATTAGACAAGATAAAAGATAAGTAATGAAACAATACGATAAGATATGGCTGCCTTGTGATAGACAAGATACCCATGGAGTTGTCAGGAACGGAGATGTATTCCTAGAAGGCTGTGTTAAGCCAGAGGCTAATCTACTTGTACTCACTATTAAAGAAGCAGAGGAAATATTTACTTCCGGATTTAATAGAGGAGTTGAGGCTAAAACAAAAAGATCTGGCGAATTAAAGTGCCCAACTTTCAAAACCTATCTCCAATCTAAAGGAATAACAATTGAAAAATAGTAAAGAAATCTGGGTGGGAGTCCCAAAATGGAAAGATAGGTATGAGATTTCATCTCACGGTAGGTTGCGAGGTTTAGTGGGCGGCTGTAAAAATTATAAATTATTGGTACCCCAAAATAATAAAAACGGTCAAAGATAAAAAAACAGGCTATCATAAGGTAATGCTACATCGTGGAAGCGAAATGCAATCAACCACTCTTCATAGGCTTGTCCTATTGTCTTTCAAAGGTAAGCCAAGAGGGAATCGTATGCATGTTTGCCATAATGATGGCGACAAGGATAATAATTTCCTATTTAATTTACGTTGGGACACAAGGATAGGCAATGCCTCCGATAAGAAAAAACACGGAACATTTTTATTCGGAGAAACAAGCCCCCGATCTATATTTACCAACCTTCAAGTCCTTAAAATAAGAGAATTGAAAAAAGAAGGCATCTCTAATAAAAAGATATCTGCCATTTATAAGTGCAGCGAAGGGGCTATTAGAGATATTATAGTTAGAAAAACATGGAAACATTTATAAACAAATACCATGACACCAATAGATAAGGCTGAGGAACTACTATCAAAATTTGGCTCTCATCTAACGCATGAAAATATTAGATACGCTAAAGCCAGGGCGTGTGCCATTATATGTGTAGATGAGATAATAGCAGCCTTTGATCAATCGATATATACTACTATCGATGAAAATGGCGGTTCGCTGGAAGAATATTGGCAACAAGTAAAAACACACATACAGCAGTTATGACAAGGAATAAGTCTCAGATACTACATGGGAAACTAAATGAATTGACTAATCCAGAAACCTTAGAATATCACCACGCCTTAAAGATATTCGACGCAATGGATGAATGGGCCGAACAAGAATCTATTGCTTTTGCAGAATGGTTAGATGAGGAAGTATATAATAATAATCTTTCACGAGTGAGGGCTAGAAATAGCGTTCATTATGGTAAATGGGCTTATTCAAAAGGTGTTCCCAATCCTCAGTTCTTTACAACCGCTGAATTATTTCAGTTACTTAAACAATCCAAGAAATGCTAACAACCTTATGGATAGAACATTGGGAAGAGGTAGAGTTAATAAAGAAGGTAATGGAAGAGAATACCTTAATGGGGAAAGTTATTTCTACGAATGTATCAGCAGTCAGCGGATACGATGTAGAGATATATTTCGCCTCCGAAACAATGCCTTATATGTTAGGTAAACAAGTTGAATTATTGATAATTAAATCTATGGTATGAATAAAGAAGTAAAAGTACTGCCCATTGGCAAAAAGTCTATTTGGAAAAAGATCACCTCTTTTCTTCCCTTTCACTGCCGGTACTGCGGGAAGAGATACGTTAAGTGCCACAGCGACAAGATAAATGTATTAATGCCACTCCCCCAAAACGGGAGATGCTGCCCTGATGGCCATGAAGGGTATACGGATGAATTTACAGGATTCGCCATCATGCGACACTGGTTCGACAATATAAAACATTGACAACCAATTAACCCCCTAACTAAAGAATAATATAAATAATAAACTATGTATCAACAATCATTACAACAAATAGCTATGACACACGCTCAAAACTTCCCTCCTCAGCCAACTCCGATAAAAGAAGAGTCGGCCCTTGATATTAACCTGAATCAACTTGATGACCAAGTATCAAGATTTTACAATGGGATGAACGAATTGGACCGATTGGCTGAACGGTTAATGTCCGACCAGAAGAATCCAGAGCCAGCCCCGAACGGTGTAAAACCCGCACCATCCAGCGATCACATTGGCAAGCTCAGAGAATCTATCAACACCTTCGACCACTTAAACAACAGACTCTGCGCAACCATTGCTTACTTACAAAGAATAATATAAACGTTATGACTGAAGAAATAACAAAAAGAGTGTACTCATTAAATGGAGGCCCTCAAGATTTAAATAATCTATACTTTATGAGTTTGGATGAAGTCGTCGGGTTTATAAAGACAGACCTTGAGGAGATAACGGATATTGAGGCGGATTCCGAAAGTTACAGCATAGATATAAAATTAATGACTCAGAAAGAAATCGATGATCTTCCCGAATATCAATTTTAACAATATGAATGCAAGAGAAGAGTACATTAAATTGTGCCATGCCGCCTTCAAGGCTATTAACGATGTGGATTTTCATATAAAACGATCCCGTTGTGAAGGATACAGCCAAGCCATGAAAGATATACTAGGATTAGATCATTGGGGATCAATTGTCATGGCCACCGATCTTTCTTTCCCCGATGATGTGCCCGTATGTGCTGGCGTGCCTATCTATTCAGAACTACAATTAAAGGATCAAAAAGAAACAACCGATGGACTTCACATCTTGGAAATGCCGCTGTAGCTCTATATCCAAAATAATGACTAATGGTCGTGGATCAGAGCCTTTAACTCCTAAACAATGGGAAACTATAAAGGAAATAGAAGGAAAAATAGAATCTGGTAAGGCTACAGAGAAACAAAATCTGGAATTGGCCCGATTAGTTCAAAAAGACAGGGATTCCCAGAAAGTTACTCTTGGAGAGACCGCCGAATCGTATCTTTTAGAGGTTTATGCGTGGGAAACGGTCAAAAAGTGCTCTGTAAACAAGGAATTAAACGTTGATTTCATACAAAAGGGCAAAATGGGGGAAGCGGAAGGGCTACAACTCATGTCCTACTGCGAAAACTACTTCTACGAGAAGAATAAAGAGCGGATAAGCAATGATTTTTTGTCCGGGGAGCCAGATACCTTCCAAGGGAAGTCCATTATGGAGGCGGAAATTATCCCCGATATCAAGATAATTTGGGATTTCCCCGGCTTTTTGAGAAAAATCAACAAACCGGCTGAACCTGAGTATAGGGCACAACTGGCCGGATATGCAGACATCAGTGGAGCAAAGGAAGCATTCGTAGGTAACTGCCTAATCAACACCCCTGAGCCAATACGGAACGATTACAAGCGTAAACTCTTCTATAAAGGAGAATATACCAGCGAGGAATCGCCCGATTTTTTGGCCGCATGGGACCCTATAGAACGATCTATGATCTTTAATGACATCCCGGCGCTCATGAGATTCAATAAAGTCCCCGTGGAGATATTCTCATCCACTGAGCGCCAGCAGGTCTATGATAGGGTAAAATTCTGTCGCGAATGGCTCAACAACTTCCATGAACAATACATAAAACTTAATCAATAATGGGACGTAAAAAGGTTTTTGAAATGGATGTGCTGTCGGGTAATGAACAAAGTGGCATTACCGTAGCAAACGCAAGAATAATAGGGACTGCCCCCAAGAATATCCCCTATCTGAATATTGATTTACCAGAAACCGGAACTTGCGCCTGCATTAAGGACAAGGACTTAGAACGTTTTGCCATCAGTATTTTAGAGTCATTGGGGTACGAAATTCTCCCATTGTCCGCAGGGATAGACTCCCTTGGCAGGAAGGGGTATAAAATTCAAAAAGACTCATAAACAATTGAAAACTAAATACATGAATAGAGAGATAGATCAACTTACTTTGAAAAATAGGCCATACAATCCATGGAACAAAAAGCCACACCGGTTGGCGCTGGCCTGCAACATCCATGGATTTTCCATTCGCCCATACAAGAAAAACAAACGTAAAACCCTGAAAACCAATGACCATAGATAACTGGATATCCGTATTAGACAAAAAGCCGGAAAATGTCCATAACGTAATCATGGGAGGAGCCTGCTGCGAGGTGTGCTATAACATAGACATTGGATTTTACGAAGACGGACAATGGTCTATGAAGAACGGGGATGATGTGAAATGGCCCGTAACTCATTGGATGCCAATACCAGAACCACCTAAATAATACAATAATTATAGGGTAATGAAGATTAATTACCGAAACACGTGCCTTGATTGGCTGGATCATCCCGAAAGAATGGCGTTCCATATCCCAGACAACAACCATTTCGAGGATATGACACCTAAATCATGGGAGTTCCTTTACAGCGTTCGGGATGCGTTTACTAAGCTAGTCAAAATGGATGGCGAGCCCAAGGTGTTCAGAGAAAAAATCCGTCTTATAAGTCAACCTTTCTGGGAAGCCTACCTGAAAGGGAAACACGCAATGGTTAACATCTTTGACAAGGAGGAAATAGAAGAAACAGGAACGTTTATCACACAGTGTCCTTCGATGACCCACACATACTTTTATTACATTAAAACGATGGGACATGGCGACGATTGGAAAATGGATTGGACGCTTCTTTTATTCACGAAACGTTCAGGGGCCGACACCGCAGGTCTTGATCTCTGCTTATCAGAAATGGGGGATAAGTCTAAGAGTTTTATCTGGAAAGAATGGGAAGATGCCGGTATGACTAAAGGTTATTGGATGGCTTGGCTTATTAGCCTTATCGCCTTTATAAAATATTGTCCCATGGAGACTAAAATAGTTAATGCGGGCCGTAAGGATTACCACGTAGGAGAAAAATATCTCAATGAGACAAGGCATAACATAGAGATATTGGATTCCACATGGTTTACAACGATCATTCGATCTGAAGGTTTCGAAGTAGGCGGTCATTTTAGACTTCAGCCTTGGGGACCGGGCATGAGTCAACGACGCCTACAATGGATAGAGCCCTTTCAGAAACACGGATATACAAGGAAAGCTAAAATTCTTTAATCAAAACAATAAACACAAAGATGAATCCAGACAATTATGGAGGCGTAGCTAATGCAGGACCTTCCCAACTTGACCAACAACAAGTCATTCGTGGCAATTATCCAATGGCACAAGGAGAAGCACAGGCACCAACGAGGCTTAATATAGCCCGGCCTATTTCCATTGAGCAGTTAAACCACGGTTATGTTATTGTCGTCGGCTGCCAACGGTTCGCTGTAGAAAGCAAGGACGCCTTATTGCATCGCCTTGGCAGTTATCTTTCAGACCCTAATAAGGTAGAGGAAGATTGGTCAACTGGGAAACTAAAATTTTAACCCTCAAACATTTAAAAAATGAGCACAGAACAAGGACAGCCAACATCTACATTAGGAGAAAGAAGGGTACGGGTATCGTTCAACCCATCTCAAAAGGGCCTCGTGGATCAAATTAAGCAGAAAAGCGCGGAGCTTATCGATCTGGTCAACCAACTCAAAGGAGACCCGGCAGTAGTTGCAGACGGGGAGAAAATACGACTTATATCGCTCGCCCAAACCTCTTACGAAGAAGGCGCAATGTGGGGAGTAAAAGCAGCTACGTTCGGAATGTAAAATTATTCGTAACTTAGTGCTTAATGCACTACTTATGCGAATAACACTCACGCTGACTGATCCGGATGATATATCTGAGGTCAAAGCTATCGCCGCCAGAGAGAAGCATACGGTTTCTCGAATGGCGGCTATTTTATTGGAACAAGCCATCAAAGATCGTAAACGGAAAAGAAAGACCAATGGATCAGAGACTACCACCGAAGGGAACTAGCACATGGCAGCCAGGACATAGAGAGATCGGGGGCCGCAAAATCTACTTCCGAAGCAAGTGGGAGATCAACTATTGCCGGTATCTCCAATGGTTGAAAGAAAGAGGCCAGATCAAGGAATGGGAGTATGAGGTAGATACATTCTGGTTCGAGAAGATCAAAAGAGGAGTTCGCAGCTATAAGCCCGACTTCAAGGTCACCGAAAACAATGGGTCAGTTGCGTATCATGAAGTGAAGGGATGGCTCGATCCCAGAAGCCGAACAAAGCTAAAACGTATGTTTTTGTACCATCCTGCGGTCAAAATTGTCCTCATTGAAAAAAAGTTTTTCTCCCAGAACGGGAAGAAGCTCAGCGGTTTAGTGCATAATTGGGAGTGAGTCCTTAAAATGGAACAATTCCATGTCGTGGAAAAACCATAGCTTTGAGCATTCTAGTTAACATAATGTTTCTTATAAGACAGTTGTAAGTTATTGATATTCAGTAAGTTGCGAC